ATGGAAGCTTCTTTAAAACTTATTTTATTCAAGGGCAAAACACTAGCTGATGGATCGCATCCCATTCAGCTGCAGTTTTACGTAAACGGGAAACCTAAAAGGAAAACTATCTACAAATGTCAAGCGAAGGACTGGGACCCGAAGCTATGTAGAGTTAAAGCCAAAACACCGAACTCAGCGTATACAAACAACTATCTTTCTGAAAAATTCATTGAGGCGGAACGCCAATTGTTTAAAGTTAAAAAGGGAGAGATCTCTGCCTCAAAATTCTTTGAGTCGAGATCAACACTTACATTATCCCAAGCTTTTCAGCTAGAATTGAAAAGATTGGAAGATGAGCTTAAGACCGCTCCATACAGAAAGGTACAAAGCTTTATCAACCAGCTACCGCAATTTACCAATATAGATCACACAAGAGTGAGCGACATTGATCTTGCTTGGTTTGAGGACGTCACATCGAAAATGAAGGGCATAGGGAATAAAGCTTCAACTATACAAAAAAAGATGAAGACCATTCGTAGCATTATTGTCAGGTGGTCTGATAAGGTAGTTAGCCAGGATATAAAGGATTTTAAAGTTCCCGCTAAACGTGCAGTCAAGCAGAAATGGACTGAGGAAGAATTGTTACGTTTTGAGAGCTTGGTGCTGCCGGAAGGAAGCATTTTAAAAGTAGTTCAAGATTTCTTTATGCTGCAAATATACCTCAGAGGTTCAAGGGTGGGCGCATTACTAATGGCATACCCTCATCAATTCAAAGATGGCAGATATACTGCAATAACGGAAGATGGGAAAAACAACGTTGGAGCGAGGCTGATCACTAAAGCGCAAATTATAGTTGATCGGTACATTGGTAAGCATGAGAGGTTGTTTCCTATTTTTAAGTTCACGCCCAATCCCAAGTTGTCAGATTTTGAAAATAAAAGAGATATGATAAAGAAAAAGGAATCCTGTACAAGTATCGTTAACAACAATCTCAAGGTATTATCTTCTATGGCTGGGATTGAGAAGAAAGCATCATCGCACCTGGCCAGGCACATTTATACAAAAAAAGCTATTGAAAAAATAAATAACCCCATGATCACAATGGAGTTATTAGGTCACAAAAGTCTTGCTGTTCATCAGGGCTATTTAAACGATGTCAGAAGGGATGATGTTCTTGATCAAGCCAATGATGATATTTTTGAATAGTTAATAATTAAGGAAGTCATGCTCAATCCCAAGTGCTGGAATTAATTTTCCAGTTGTAGGAAAGTAATACTCAGCTCCTGTAAAAGTAGTCCGCTTAAATCTTAACCGTAACTGGCTGCCAACAGCGAACCGCCCGCTCTGCGGAAAGAAAACAGTTTTGCCTGTAAGTGTTGCTCCAAACTTTTTTTCTGGCGGTGCAATCCTGAGTGTCCGGACACCGTTAATCGTTGAGTTCTTATCATCAGTTGAAATATCCGTTAAGAACCTATCCTTTCCAAACAGCCAGCGTTTATCATTACCGCTAACAATACTCAATTTTTGATTATACTTATAATCGAAGGTGCCGGCGACATTAGGATCTACAGTAGGAGTATAAGATAAATATAAATTACTGTCTTGAAATTCGAACTTCTTCCTGTTAAGGGAATCTATAACCATTGTAGCTTGCAGCTTTTCCTTTGTTATTGTCTGAACAATTTGGGATAGGCTCGTGACTTTGTCCTTCTGGAAATCTGTTTCAGCAATTAAACTATCTACAAATGCCTGATCATACTTGCCCTCAGATTTAACCAGGTTCTTTGGCAAGACATTATTTGTTTCCTCAGTAATGGTGTGCTCTATTCCGTTTTTGTCAATCTTCTTACTGATGATCGCAGCTTCCGCCTGGACATAATCCTTTGCCTTTGTATCGGTAGTTACCGATTTTGACGGCTGCGGATCCATATAATATATGTAAAATGCCAGTCCGCCTGCAAGCAGCAACACCAGTAGTGTGATGCATAGCATTATTTTAGTTCCTCTTGTCATCATTCTTTTTATTTAAGCTGTCAGTGATAACTGTAAGTTTTTCGATCACACCGTTCTTCACCAGTATATTATTAATAAGGTTGTCTTTAATAGTTCTTTCCTGTTGTGTCTCCTGCCTTGATTGCCTGAGCTCTTTTCTTAGTTCAGCTTTTTCCATCTCGCAGTCAGCATTGCTTTTATTGGTCATGTCCTTATTTGAATAGATGAAAAACCACATCACACTCACGACCGTCACCAGCAGGTAGGTGTATGGGTTTTTAACGATTTGCAGGAAGGACATTTTAACCTGAGGTTCATTAGCCATCTATTATATTTTATTTAATTCAGCCAATGTTTGTGGACCGGCTATTCCATCTGCAATGAGGTTGTGTTTTTTCTGGAAAGCCATTACCGCAGCCTTCGTATTCTTGCCAAATATTCCATCATCAGGAAGACCGAGTTTGGTTTGGATATATTTCACTTGGTTGATGTAAATTTGTTCGTCGGTAGCCTGTTGAATATTTTCTTCTGTGAAATAAAGGGCTGCTTCTCGTTTTCTCCGAGACAGAAGGATAGGCTTACCTCCGGCATTTTTCCAAGCTTCGAATGCTGCTTTGATCTTAGGATCCTCTTTATCTGCATTTACCTTTTTAACCAGGTCAGATATTTTGAAGCCATTAGTGCCTACATTGTAAGTAAAACTGGTGAGAGCATCAAATTGGTTATGGTTTATATCATCACGGGTGAGAGAATAAACAGCCAGCTCATATCCTCTTAATGTAGTCCGGAACAATTGAATTGCTCGCTCCGTTGTTATTGGAGCATCCGACATCTTAACTTTCCTGCCATCTTCCCAGTATGTACTTCCAACTCCAATTGTTGGCACTCCTACCTGGTCCAGGTACGGGCGTTTAATAAGACCTTCCTCTTGAATTAAAAATTGAATCCCCTTATTTGATGTTTCCCTAATCTCCTTCATATCTCCCTCACATTAAGCGGTGTGATACAAACTTACCGCCACTATTGACCTTACGGGAGTATTACTTTTGACAATGTATACCATTGTCAAGCATTAGATACATATAGTACTTAAAGAGTATTTCTCAGTGAGACCTGATCACTTATCTTTATGAAATAAAAGAACATCATTGAAATACGGAATACCGTAAAATGTCCTATAAAATATTTAATATAATTGCCACTCTCATGAAAAGCATTTTACTCATTCTTATCACCTCTGTTATCATCTGCAGCTGTTCCAAAGAACATGAGGCTGAACCTGTTGCTGATACTGTAGTGATAAAAAAACCTCCTATAAAAGATAATCCGCCTATTATACCACCGGTTACACCTTATATAGGAGGAAATTAAACTATGATCCGTTACCGTCGAGTATTCCGTCCGGTATTACCGGGGTAGTTCCTGCTACAGGAGTTCCACTGATGTCAATTGAGATATTCATTAGTAAATTGGGTTAACTGCTGCCTGAAACTCCACACTGTCGACTTTACCTACAGTTACTCCTGCTGTAATTAGTCTGAACTGGATATGTATAAATGACGTTCCTGATAGAAGTATCATTTCATTACCATTTGCTGGCACTAGTAATTTAGTTGCGCCTTCAATCTTTGACCATGGCCCAGATTTATCGGTAGATGCCCACACCTCAATACTGACATTAGCAGCTACTATACCGCTGAATACGAATTGTGCGGCAACTGTTTTGTCTATAGCCTGAACTTGTAAAAGCGTCTTATTGCCACCGGCTAGCGCATAATTTATTGTTTTCATAATTTGTCTATTTATTAAGTTAAGCGCCTGGACCTAGTACACTATCTATAATTGAACCGTTCTGTATGACTAAATGATAAACTTGAGTACCTAGAGAGTAATCAACGTTTCTGTTCAGAGGAGCTACGCCATTTACAACAGTCATTCCTGCCCCAGAAATACTGGATAAAACATTACCGTTTACATCTATAATTTCTACAACTCCAGTAGTTTGAATCTTCTTTCTACCAAGTGTGGTAAAACCATCTGCACTTTTGTTTACGCCAATTGATATTCCTGGCCCCATTGTAGCGTACCTATATTGCGCCCCTGCTCTACCCAAATAATCAGCAGGATAAATCACAGTTCCATCAGGCGCGATAGCTGTTACAGGTTCGGCATTACTTAAATAATTACCTTCTCTTGCACTGTCATCATCATGCACAATCAACGGTACCCCGCCTGCACTTACTATTTTAATGTTGTTATCCGAACCATTGATCTCTACATGCTTAATACCGGCCTCAGCAGTTCTAACACTTCTAACGGTGAGGTTATCAATCGTTGCTGCAGAAGCTAACAATAAACCTGTAGCGATGCTATCAAACTGTGCTCCTATACTGTTCCATTTGGTAATGTCCGTCGGTAATACTCCGGTGAATGTCCCTGCATCTGACCTGGTTAAATACCATAATCCATTATAAAAAGCAGCTTCCACTTTTAAAGCTGTACCATGATACTCTTTGGTTGCCGAATAGTTGCCTGTGTTCGCCAGGGCTGCACCTGTCGCACCTTGCATACCGCTGACTCTTACAGGCGTAGACCATGAACCTACAAGTGAAGATAAATCTTGATAAGCCTGATCTTCTGGTGCTGGTGTCCATGGGTCAGAAACTGCGCCTTTTTGTATTTTTAAATTCGTAATAGAAAACGAAACTTGCGGAATATTACTTATATCTACAAACTGGTAATTATTTACGTCATTAACATCAAATGTTAATGAGAAAGGCGTTATTGTGTTTGCAGCTACAAAAACGTTTTGAGGGCTTCCGTCGCATATATCCACTGCTGCAGTGAATTGCTGATTTGAAGACATGCCCCCTGAAATAGTCCACTTACCATTACTTTTAATAATATTCCGAATACGTATATTTCCCCCACCTCCGGGCTGACCTACGGTATATATCCCGTTAGTGGATCCATTCCCAGGATTACCATGGCCTGTTTGAGATACGTTTGTTCCTAAAATAGAAATTGTTGTTCCGAAAAAATTTCTACCACCATCAGGCGGCATCTTCAATGCGCTGATCATCCAGAGATACTCTCCTGTATTTATGACGGGCTGACTCAGTGACCATATCGCAGTATTAAGGTCCGTGATTGTCAATGCCGGCGGCGTTGTGGTACTCCCATTTTTCGCATACCGCAACTGTGTAAACATAGAGGTACTACCAGCAGTCCCAGACGAACCGGCTGCTCCTGTACCACCAACAGAAGCATAAATATCCCAGTATACATCATCAACAGGTGTATGTCCAGCTATCGGTGTATTGTTAACAAATAACCATTGAGTTCCATTATACAAAACAGTATCTCCCTTGTAGTAAGTTACAGAAGAGCTGTATGCACCTCTGTAACTTGGAAGAGGCACCACAATACCGGACCCGCTCTGAATCAAAGCACCGCGCAGACTTAAAGCGTTAGCAACAGATATACCGTAATCCCATCCGCTGGCAGTTGTACCAAAATTGGCGGTACCGTTGGTAAGGTTAATGAAGTTCAGTCCATCCAGTGACTTTAGTATACCAGCAGTGATCTGGTCACCGATAATAAAGGTCATACCATGAGTAAATTCGTAATCCCTACGGCCATCTACTACAGTGAATAATACACCGGTTTGGAAGTGCCAAAAACCAGATACAGCCTCAACATTTATAATCTGATCAGTCACCACCCAGACACCCGTAAGTGCGTTTCGAGTAACTTTGGCATATACATAATATGTCTTTGCCGGATCCAGGTTATTGAAATTCTGCGCAGCCATTTCCCATACGAACCCTAAACCATCGATTTGCAATGCGTAATGGACCAGCTGACCTGCACCAACATTGAAGTTCGCAGGATTACCGGCTACGTTAGGTTTAAATGTAGTGCCCTTCAGAGCAAAATTTGTCCACTTCGCACCGACAGCCAGATAAAGCGTTTCCACACTGGCAGCTTTTAGCATATCGGCATACAACTTATTGTCAGAAGGGTCAACAATGAAATTTTTAACCTCCGACAATGTTGTTGAGTTTCGACGTGCTCGAGCAATATCATATACCTGATTCTGAGCGAGCGCCTTATCCAGTTTCACTTCTTTGCCGATCTCCTGAATAATAGGCGACCCTTTGATAGTGGTATTGGATAATTTAAGATTCGTGTACTTGAATTCCTCATGTAGATCTCGGGTAAAGCCAATCATCCGGATGTCTGCATCCAGTAATAAATCGAAAGCAGTTACATGAGCTGTGTCGCCTAAGTTCAATCTGGTTTTATTACGGGTAAACATGAACCAATCCGGCACCACACCGAAGGTGTATTTTGGAGCTGACTCAGCATCAAAATAAGCCTGTCCTCTGTTAGCAATTTTCTGTTCTCCAGCATCCACGTAGGTTTGCGGCATCTGGATATCAATGAAACGATACTTATCACCTACTTTTGGTTTTAGTGTAGCAGAAGGCATAGGAAAAGATGTCTCAGCTTCGTTTTTTAGAAAAGTGACTGTTTTAGTTGTATTGTTGTAACCGCTTTTAGCAATTTCAAACTGATAACCCGCAAGACTGCCAGTTTGAAATTCTACCTTCGCAGATAGGCCAGCGTAAACCTGGAGATTAACATCGAAATCAATAGATGAATCAGAAAATTGATATATAGTATCTACGGATGTTACGGTGCCGATCCTATCGGGCATTACATCTTCAAAGGTGATCGAAGCCTCAATTTCTTCAGATCCATATTTCGGCCCCTGAATGTAGCCAAGTGCATTTGGAAGTGCTAATCTCTTAGCTCCACTTCTATACCCTACCGGTAAGTTCTTATCAGATCCGTAAACGTACAGCCTCGAAAACACACTAGACCCATCAGCATTTATCCTGGTTAACTCCCCTCGCAGACCCTTGTTAAAACCGTACGAGAAACTATATCCACTTTTATTGACCTTCTTGATGAGATGGATTATCTTGTTGACAACTCGCCATTCCGTATCAAATGCTTCTGCCAGCTGGCTCAGGGCTTGTAAAATGTTCTCTCCGGAGAATGATAGATTTTGATAATCAGAAACCAACACCTCACCTTTAGTCCAGCCGCTGCTTAACCGATTTGCATTCGCGACGATTAGATCCAGGAAGCCACTTGCATTTGACATCAGGTCAAATTCATCCATATTCAGCACATTGGCTGAATCATAGAATTTATACTTCCATTTTGCCAGTGCATAATACTGAGCTTGAAATGTAAGCTTATACTCAAATGAATTCTCATTGTGCATTGTCGGCTCAGCAGGATTATTCAGGGTGTAGGTTTCGCCCCAGACTTCAATGTAATCACCATGCATGAACTGGATTGACGTAGGAGTATTGAAGGTAATAGAAACGATATCCTGCACCATCACCTCCTTCTGCTGCCCCCCTTCCGGCCTGACAGTAGCAACGACTATTCCATTTCTTTTTATATCGTAATTCATGTTGACGTTTAAAACTTATTGAGCAGCAGTAATCTTTGATGGTAATGCCGGGATAGCTTTTACAGCATCAGCATAGGTTTTATAGTAGATGTTATTTATTGAGGTTAAAGGAGTCACCACAGGATCATTCATCGGGTGAATACTGGTAGCAGGATCCTTTTCAGTATTGAAATATGCAAAGCCTGTATTATCGTGTACGTTGATGGTAGCATATGTATTGTAAGCCACAAACAGTACCCCTGCCCAATCTCCTGAAGTACTGAGTACACCGGCAAGGTTTCCATATGCTTCAGATGTTGCTACACTAGCCCACTTCGGATACCTATCAATGAAGGTTTTCATTTCATCTGTAGTCTGTACCTCCAAAGCGCTGTACTTTCGGGAATTGTAAACGAAGTTATTATACATGACCACCGACTTAACTACTGGACCGAAACTCATCGTCCTTGACCTGATCAGGTAGCCTTCATGATCAACCAGAGTGTTGTTGAAAACAGAGCCAGTGCCGTAGGCCATTATAATTCCGTTATCATTGTTGTTGATCGCATTGAGGTTGCTGAACTTGTTCCCAGAGAATACGTAACCATCACACGCTCCTAAGTAAAATGCCTGGGCTATGTTAGGACTGTTTTTGACTGTCGAATTCGTTATTGAGAAGTTCTTTAAAAGGTTCTTTACGCCTTTGGCATCCAGAGAAGCATCAGATTGAAAACAGGTAGAAGTATTTTCAAATGTCAGTTTGTCAAACCTCCAGTTCTTAGCTGCAGTTGCATCTGTTCCATCCCAGTATGTCTGATTATAGTTACCTATTACATAGTTGGAAACATTCTTGAAGCTGATATCATGCAGGTATACATCATTACTCAGGCCATTGAAGTTGATGCAGCGGTATGGCTGATCATGCATTGTGGCACCGAAAATCTCTAAACCACTTGCCACTGCAATATCAATGGCCCCAGACTGCATGTCCACTCCGGTAAGGTCAATCACAGAGTTTACTACCTTACCTACATTCAGATAATTAAGTGTTCCCTTTGCAATGACTATCCGTTTGTTCGTAATATCTCCCAGAACAATCTGCTTATTTACCGGGATCACCATATTAATAACTGCACGGGTGTCTGTAGATGGGGAAGTCACCGGTGGCACAACAACCACAGGAGGAATCACTACAACGGGGGGAGTGACTACAGGCGGCACAACCGGAATGGTAGCCGTTGCATACGCTTTTTTAAAGTCTGTACTGGCAATTGAAGGAACTGCTACCTTTTTGTTTGAGTAGATGATCCTCCCATCAGTTACCTGATAAGTAATGCGTTTGCCGACATCAGTAATAGACCCGGTTTGTCCCACGGCCAGCAGGCTGCATGAGACGAGTAATAGCGTTAACAGCTTTTTCATAATTTATTTTTGCTTTAAATTTTTAGATGAGTTCTCTTAAAACGGGGTAAGCGTATTTAAAAATTTACCCATTTTTTTACCTAGCAAAGCGCCGCCGTATGCTCCAGGGTGAAGGTTATCCGGGCAGTGAGTAACTAGGTTGTAAGAGTTTATTCCTGAATTTGTAAGTAGGTCATAGCATGGCAGGCCTAAAAATCTACACTCATCGATAATTGCTTCTGCTATGTTTTTAATGGTCAGTCCATTTGTATTCGGAGTATACCCATTACCCTCACCAGAATAAATCCCTCTGTTGAATGGAGTAAAGAATACCAGCGGAATATTCGGTTTTAAAGAGAAAACCCTTTGAGCTACCAGTTTAATTGATCCATGTATTGTAGTTCCGTCAATAGGACTATTTATTGTTCCTAAAGTAGCGCCACCGTGACCATAATCATTTGTACCGGCAAGAACTGTGATGATATCTAAATTCGCAATATTAGCGGCAGTAAGGCCTGTGCCCATTACAGAAATCACCTGCCCATTTTGACCCTCTACATATCCATCTGACATTCTTGTCATAGCAAGCATTGCAGCAGCGTATTGAGATTGCACAGTTATACTATCCCCTAATCTACCTGCCTTCTTTCCGTCCCATGGATAAACATTTGCGTCTTTAAGTTCTACAAAGTCAGCAAAAGAGAAACCGTAATTAACAAACTGAGCAGGGGAAGCTGTTCCTTCAATCAACATGTAGTAAGGCTGGTATTGAGGCTGAAGCGTAGTGTAAACAATCATGACGGTATCTGCTTTAGTCATTGCATACCCATCTGTTGAGAACGTTGATTTATTAGCAATGTCACTCAATCCGCCAGCTGCATCCACACATAGCACATAATTTGTTTCCCTTACCGGGTTAGCTCCGCTAAACTGAGAATATGCGGTATTTGGTTTTACATTGACATAATTCAGCTGCTGTGTTGGTGATCCGCTTGTGCTTACAACCCCGCCCCCGGTAATGTAGCCTGTTTTTATAGACCTCGAGTCATAGAGATTTACAAGGTTAATCTTCTGTGTCAGGAAATTCAAATTGTTTGGTTTTACCCAACTATCAACAGTTTGAATACCGGCAATAATTCTATTCTTAACGACAGTTTTATCTAATGCAGGTAATATGAAATCAGAACCTGCGTATAATGGTTTTCTACCACCGTTAAGGATATAACCACCGGGAACGTATGCCGCCGGTACTGGAACAACAGCCTCGGTACTTTCTTTCAAGAACGCAGTAGATACCGCATTAGTCAGCAATGATACCCTAATATATTTTGTATTTGCGGGGGCTTGTGGGTAAGATCCCGGCGCTGTATCTGAATATAACACCAGTGAACCGGAAGAATTATAAAAGGCCATTCTCGTATATGGAGAAATTGACCCTATATATAATTTGTAATACTTGCCAGCGGTAGCAGGCAGAAAATCAGAAGTATAATACGACGTTTGGTTAGTTATAATTCCGCCAGTAGCATCCAGAAGCCCAACGACAGCCCCCTTGAAGTGAAGTAAATTTTCTGATAACGATGTTTCAACTCCTTCATAAGCAGAGAGCCTGTTTGCCCATTTAAATGACGATCCGGGTATATCTGTTGCGGTAGTAGAAGACATAGCTACCCAATCCACTCCAAGATAGTTAACCTTTGCGCCAGCAGCAAATGATTGAGCTGTCCAGTTCAAAATTACATCAGATTTAACTGCATAATTAGTGAGGTCAATAGGAATAATTACTTTACTCCAACCACCATTTGTTTTTCTACCCTGAACTATCCCGGCAGCCAGATCGCCAGATGAAACTACAATACCGCCTAAATTTGCGTATGTACCGGCGCTATTCAGATTATAGGTTGTAATAGAAGCATCAGGAATGGTGGTAGGATCAGCGTTACCAATCCCAGTTGTAATACCTGTCAAGTCTAACGCAAAAGGAAGCGCATTCCAAGCGGTAACACCGTCACCTATCTTGAATTTTCGCGGAACGGTATCAGTGGTTACACCAATTTCCCTGTCCATCAAAACTTCATTGAGCGATGCCCAAAGAGCGGTAGTTTTACCCCGCATTAATAATCGTGTGTAAGTTGCCATATGTTAACCGTTTCCGTCTAAAATTTCTGTTGTTATTGATTGATTTTCTGCACCGAAGCATTTTGTAATGGTGAGTGTGAATCGAGCAATCATATTAGTTCCGGATCCGTACCATGTGAATGGTGACATCTTTTTTAGCCGCACGCTATATGATTTACCTGTCAATGGAAAAGACAGGGTCTTGAAACCGTTTTTTTTGAATTCAGCCTTAAGCAGGTCTTTTTTACTGATGATATCGGCAACAGAGGTTCCTTTTATATACACGTTAAAATCCACGTCAGTGTCCTGGTACACTATAGGAGCGGAGGAATACTCTAATCCCGGGCGCTCAGGCCAGTTGTAAGATTCGGTTTCTTTTAAATCACCTGCATCTTCAAATTTTTTGATACCATCTTCGATATGCAGCCCAAAAGTTGTATATAATCCAAGCTGATTAAGTGTTCCTTGATCTGTCATAATCCACCGTAACCTGAGCCTTGTTTGATATCCGTAACGCTTACAATTTTGTTATCCATAGATGCCAGTGATTTTTCAATATTTGCCAGTCTGCCAGTATTTTCGGCGGTGCGAAGCGTGTTTGCTTCAATCCTAAGTGCGCTTTCCAAATGAGATCTGGATACGTTAAGCTGTTCAATCGCATTCAAACCCATCGGACGTATGATTTCATTTGTCTCCATCTGGGTTATCCTGAATCCGTTGAATAATCCAGATAATTTATCTGCCTGATCAACTGTGATGGAGGAGATTTTACCAGATAAGGTATCTGTAGAGGTAGTCCCGCTGCCTGACAAATCAGACCCGGTTATCTTTTGAAGATCTTCATATTGTTTAGCGGCATCATCGGTGAATGCTTTAAAAAGAGCTTGCAGGTCAGCTATTTTAGCATCGGTCAATCCTCCATCAGATTGCGATTGCTTTACAAACTCCTGGTAAAACTTATCTACACCTTCAGCAAGAACCTTATTTTTGAACACGCTATTAGCCGCATCATCCATGGTTTGCTTAAAGAAGTCAGCCAGATCCTGCGCGCTGGCCTTCCCGTTTTTAAACATGTCGGCCAGTGTATTGGTCAGGTTATCAGATGTAGTGCCGGTAAACAGTTCCGCAGTACTCTCGGCCAGGTCCCTAATGGCCTGATCAGCATCGTACCCTTTTTGTTCAAGCTCAACCAATCGCTCAACCAGAGTCTTTGCATTCCCTTCCAGTTTGCCCTGTGAAAGTAGTTGAGAAAGTTCACTGAAATCTTTACCTCCAAGGCTGGCAGTGGTTTTCTCTACTTTAGCCTTACGGAACCAGGTACCATGAGTATAGGTTTCGCCAGTAACATAACTTTGCCCGCTAAGCTGGGCCATGATTTCATCAGCTTCCTTTTTATATGCTGCAGTCTGCTCTTTTCTGATGGCAACCTCTTCCAAGATACCTTTAAGCGCAGAGCTGTTGTTTTTTGCATTGAGAATAGCGCGTTCCTTCAGTTGTTCCTGATATTCTCTTTCGCCTGCGATCGCGTTTGTATAATAGTCAGCAACCTCTTGACGGGCCGCAGCATTCATTTCTTTTACCTTTTTTCCAATTGAAAGAACAGAGGTTACAGCGCTAATCGTCTTAGTGACACCGCCTATGATATCTCCCGAAGAGAAAGAAGCAAAAGCGCCTGCAGCATCTGAACCGGCCTGAGCAAGTTTACCAAAGGTGTCCAATGCATAGCCAGCTTCTGTGTCAACCCCTCCTAATGCTTCAGATAATTCACTGAAGCCACTGGCCGCTCTACCAAGATCGTTCGATAATCCTTCCGCGACTTCTTTAGTGCTTCCTTTTAAGTATTTAAATTGTTCAGATATCTTATCCCCGAAATTTACCTTGCCATCACCATTTACATCCAGCTTATCAAGAGCAAGTTGCACCTCAACAATATCCTTTAGCGTCTGTTTCTTTTGATCCGGACTGATAAGACTATTGCCCTTTTCGTCAGTAGCATTGAGCTTAGTTTTAAGATCATTCAGCTTTTCAGACAAAATGTTCAGGTTTGCCTGATCGGTACCTACTTTCAGTGTAAGCTTGAGGCCTTCTACCTGCGATTTGATCTTTTGCGTAACGTCATCAGGAAGATCGGCGGCAGCAAGGATCTTATCAAGTGCTTTAATCTGCTCGTCCACTTGATCCCTGGTAAGCAATATTGTTTCCTGCGATAATTTCTTATAGATAGCAGTACGCGCCAAGTACTCATCATTGGCAGCCGAAATGAGATTATCGCGTTGATAGTTTAATTGAACTTTCTCGTCATCGGTTATTGTAGCTCTTAGGTCATAGGCTTTTTTCTGAAAATCTTTATTTATCCTTTCTAACTTTTGAGAATGAGTTAGTGCAGCTTGATACGCCTCTGCATAATCAGCATCGCGTTTAGTGGCAATACCCTTCTGAGCCTCTTCAATTCTTTTGGCTCCAGCTTTAAATTCTTCTTCTTCAGGACCTGATAAATTATTCTTACCAGTTAATGTTCCCACTACGTTTTTAAAAATGAGTTTGGAGTATCGATCTTTTAATGCATCAAGGTATGTTGTACTGGTATCAAGTTCGTCTGCAAACCGTTGCTTTGCACTGGCCTCTCCAAACATCCGTTTCCAATTCTCATACGCCTCATAAGCATCTTTCTGCTTAGTGATAGCAAATTCGAACCTGGCTGTTTCCTGACGATAGTCAAGATCTTCCAGAGCAGCTTTACGTATAGGCTCAATCTGGGCAGTAGTTTCTTTGGGGCCTAATACTGATAGCGCTTTTGCAGCACCGTATTTCTTGGCGTATTCATCATATTTCTTACCCTGCTGTTCAATATCGAATGCAAGCTTTTTAAATTCATCAACAATGGCCTGTCTGGCCTCCTGCTCTTTAGTCAGGCCTTGACGCTCGAACTTGTCTTTAAGAACCTGAATCCTTTGCTGCAAACTTTCCTGAGCACTTAATGCAGCAGAGTCTGCAGCGTCTTGTCTTTCTTGTGCTCTACGAAGTTTATCAGCAGCTTTTCGCTCGGCTTCTTCAGCTTTGCCGTCATCCGTTTTGGTTATTTTAGCAAACTCCTCATTTTCCTTTTGCCTCTTGGCAAGGAGCTGACCGCTGTCAGACGCTAAAAGGGCTTCGTATTTAGCCTTTTCTTTTATTAAAGTTTGATAAGAGCCTACAATTGTTTTAACCTCCTTAGCGGTCGCGTCACGGAATGTTGTTAGGCCACCGCCAAACTGTCCCTGAGAGGTAGTCTCAGGAATTTTGAATGTTCCTGACTTGGCAATTTCATCAATAGACTTTTTGACGCCTGGTATCCTCCTGTTCAGATCATCAATTTTATTTGTGGTAGCCTCAATTCTGTCCGCATTTATAGCTTGAAGAATCAGTACTTGCTGATCGATGAATTCTTTTGCCCTAGTTGTGCTGATGGAAATTGCATTACCATATTTATCGAACTGTGTGATAGCTGTTGGTATCTCCTCACCGACCTGTTTAATGATGTCCTTCATCAAGGATTGTTCAACCTTGTTTAATTTTGTGACACCTCCATTTTTAGCCGCTTTTTCAGATAATTCGTCATACTTTGATAGGAGGGGTGAGATGTTTCGTTGCAGTGATTGGACTTGCAATCCAGTTTCATAGAACTCTTTGTTGGCTTCCCGAACAGCATCATAATTAAGGACAAGGTTAATCTTTTGTCCAACGAGCTCTTTTACATTAGCAATTTTAGTTGCAAACTGAGCCATCTTATCTGCGGTGGTCTCTGTAACCTCCCCCATGGATTTAAGCTTGGCTTCAACGACATTACCAACCGCTGTTTGAAAATCACCAGTTTTTTTAATCTCAGCACGCAATTGTACTTGTGAAATCTGAAGATTATCCAGGATGAGCAGGGACTTACGCCCCAGCCCATTTACGAAACTATCCGTTAAATAAGTTACATCCTGTCCAGTTTGCCGGGAGACTTTACCCGCCAGCTCTAATCCTTTTGCAAGAAGCTCCGGGGCAATCTGAAAGTTTTTTGCACGTAACGCCGCAGCCATCAAATCAATATCTGATGTAGCACCGCGGGTTGCCGTTCTCAACAGTTGTAGCGTTTTTCCATTATCTAGCTTAGCGAAGGCTTCACGGATACCCTCACCTCTTGCAGCAAGTTCCCTTGCTTCCTTTGCCCAGCTGATGATCATTTGAACACTGAACGCCGCGAGGATGGCCGCGCCTATAGATTTCAACGTGTTGACGAATTTCTGGGAAGCAGTATCAGCCACTACAATCTTATTTCCAAGATCATCAAATCCCTTTTTCCCGGCATTCGCCAATCGGTTAAGCTGCTCTTCAGTTTCTTGGATTTTGCGATTTAATGAAACGAAGGATTGTGGTGCCTTGGCAAACTGCAGCTGGTCCTGAAAATATTTCAGCCTGTTCGTAAGGATTTCCTGCTGTCCAATAGTAGATTTGATCCGGTTACCCAGTTCATCATATCCACGCTTACCAATATTATTTAGCTTGGCAATTTCTGCTTGAGCCTCTTGAATTTTCTTTGTGTATTCAGCAATCACCGCCGGATCGGTAGTGCTGCTTTTTATATTTTGGTAGGACTGTACCTTGAGTTTCCAACTGTCCTCGGCCACGATAGCGTTCTTTATTGCTTCAGTGGTCTTATTGGTGGAATCCGTTGCAACCCTATTTGCATCAGCTGCAGCAGTCCCAAACGCCGCAGCTTGGTTCGCTGCTTTATTATATTCTTCCGCGGTACCTACAACTGGACCAGTGGTTATAGATCCGGTTTTACCTGAATTACTTGCATTGACCTCATCCAGTGAACTTGTCATTTGGACAGGCTTAATCTGCAAGCCGGTCACAGCATCAAAGGCTGCTTTTTTCCTTTTGATAGCCTCAGTTGATTTGTCGATCGCCTTGACTTCTTCGTTAACAGAATTAACTACTTCCAGAGACACTGACTTTTGATCCTGAGTAACTTTTACAGCCTTCTCCCTGGCTTTAACCTCTGAATCTACGCCCTTGGCAATTTCCTTGGAAATCTGGTCATTGGCATCCTTTGAATACTTCGCTACATTGGCTAAAGTCTTCTTAAGTTCCGCGTCATCACCGGTGATTTTGAAGTTTAATTCGGGCATGCCACGAAATTACCCTTTGGTAATACCGAGTAACAGGTGGGGTTTTGACAATGGTATACATTGTCAATGATTTGCTTATACAGTTTAGGCAAATCGTCGCATAAGTTCAGCAATACACGTTATTTATTGCTAATATTATTAGTATTTATTAGATTGCGGCGCTATGAAAACCATGACAATTTACAATCACAAAGACAATGCTGACTGCCTTATCATGACAGTTGCTGATTATGAGGAACTAAAGGGAAGGATTGCTGATGCACTACTGAGTTTCTTCGATCGTATCGAGTTTGGAACTTATCGAGAGAGTCAAAATTATGAGCTGCTTATTCGTGGGTATCGAAAGGAATGGGTTGCGATCAATACTTTTTTTATTAAGGACTGGTTCTTAATCTCGCTTGATGAGTTTACATTTGCCATGGAAAACAGGCTATCCTTTTTGCAGACCAACTACTCTAAATTATTCCCTGAAACAATATGATTGATCGATTTACAATTATTTTAGCTGAAGATGTATGCATTGATGTTCAGCCAGTCGTATCTGGTTCAGAGATGTCAGCCTATCAGTTATACATTAAAGGGAAGTATCACGGAGAGGTCTACCCGGATCCTGAAAATCCTTTTATTGAATGGAAGTCCCACGATCAAATTGACCCATACCTGGTGCAGTTGATCGGCCGAGCAATTGAAAATCACAATGCATAAAACAAACCTTACAGAATTTAAGGTTTGTTATGATTGTAATAAATTAATTACATCAATAGGTGTATTTAATAACCCCGCTTTTTTATTTTTGAGTAAGAGAATAATCATTAACAATTTTTTATTTTGGTACATCCTATTGAACAATATGCTATTGATGTAGCTATAAAACTTAGACTTAAACATAAGCTGAGAGGTCAAGACCTTGCAAAAATCTTAAATACCACACGATCGTTTATTGGTAATGTGGAAAGCACAATTAATGCTGCAAAATATAATTTAAAACATTTGCATTTAATGGCAGCATATTTTGATGTTTCCCCTAGAATATTTTTACCTCCTGAACCTTTTAAGGAACCTTGTGATGATAAAAATCCCCTCATTTTTGAAGGCTTTGATAGTTAGATGGTGTGTGTTTATTTAGCTAAATACTTCTTAACAGCCTCTTGGGAGGACCCCACTTTACTAATAGCCTCCTTAATCTGGGCAGGTGTCACTTTGAATGAATTTGCAGCATATTGCACTTCACTCGGATCATTACTATCAATCTTACTATCGTCCCTTCCGTCTTGTTTCTTTTTATTGTCTGACATAGTTATCAATTTAGTTCTCCTTTAAAACAACACATGGTTGTATAGGTTTTGAAAGAAATAAAAAAGCCTCCGTATGACTACGAAGGCTTACTAAATGTAACCCAGCTGTAAGATCTAACCTGACGTCACTGGATTAATCCGCATCCGCGAATATTGTTATCTATACAATTTGTTGGTGTAGTTTTTAGAGTGACGCTCACGATTCTTAAGCCGTTCATTAACCAAAAACAATACAAACTCATCAGCTGATATATTGATTAATGAAAGTATATCAAAAACTCTATTGATCGGAATCCTCAAATTCTTTGCGATGAATTCTAACTTCTCTCCATTGAATGGAAGTATGTTTTTGATCTCTAAGGGATTATCGGATAGTTGCATGGCCATGTTTAGTACACATACAACTGTACTGTTTACTTATTGTTTTACTTTGCCGCTTTATTATTTAATACGATTTGAACGTTCAAACAATTTGCTTTAGATTAGGCACCATGTGCTTTACAACACTAATTCCATTTAGGGACGGACCGGTGCGGTCTGTCCCTTTTTGTATTTATTAAATATAAGCAACTTAACTTTTCCGTAAGGCTCATATTTTTATGATAATTTATTAATTTATCTTTCGTATAAATACTATTCTGAATAAGTAAATTGCTTTAACAATCCGTATTTCCACAAGTTCGTTTTGTACTATCTTGGATTATACTACAGAAAATTACTGTATGAAACATTATTCCACTATATACTACGCTTATGGAGACCTATTCATTTCAACTATTATTTGAAAATTACCATGTACTATATCACCCCCATGTAAAGAACTTTATAATTTTTGAACACCGATTTGATATCTATGTAATGGTAAAATCGGAAAAGGGGTGGCGTTGTCTCAATAATAAAACTGCAGACCTAAGAAATCTTCCCGTACAAGACCTGTATAATGAGTGTTTGAAAACAATGCCTTTAAATAAGTCTTTTTTGATTAGCTCTCAAATTGAAAAAAATCGAATTGGTAGCGTACTAAGTGTTGTAAAAAAGATAAAAGTACACCAGAACTAACCAGCATCTATGCTATTAGGTCCAAAGAATTGCATTTACCCTGCTTAAGCTCAGCGTTCAAGGTGACACCCGGTTACCCGCATTCTTGCGTTGATAATTTTGGTAAATTATCAGGATTTATCTTATGACAAGTCAAGTATTTTATTCTGTATTTACAGTATTTTATTTAGATGTATAACCTATATTTTTACTGATGTAACAACTGGATGGGAGTTATGTTGTCGAACGTTTCTAATGGCGAGTGTACAGAAGGGGGTTCTAATTGCCGCCCTTCTGTTATTTTGATGGTTTATAAATGTTTAAAGGGTATTTGATCGCAGATTATTAGGTATTTACCGGCTCTTTCCAGTATTTTAATTACATCTTTTAGCCCTAAATTTATCATTGTAACTATCGGAAGAGTTACACATATGGTTTTCGATTCAAGGTGGTAAGTTTCTTACAGACCTGAATTTTCGTCTGATAATCTCTGGATGGAATTATCAATCTAAGAACAAATGAGTGTAAGGAAGGGGCTAAGTCATTATGGCCCCTTCTTGATTTCCATTATAAACTCTTTGTTTGATTACTGATTTGATTATTTCTAGTGTTTCGGTGGTAAACGTTTTTCAGGTATCCTTCTAAGGATCATATTCCCTTTTGCGACTTACCGTGTGAAAATTCAAGTATTTCACGGCCACTACCAGTATTTTAATTTAGAAAATTCAACCTAACTTTATGCCAGTAACATCCGGAGGGAGTTATTTTTTTCACAAACATGAATAGGGCAATGAAGGGGATCGTAGTTGCTCCCCTTCATTTTGCTTACCTTACCCTCTCAGTGCAATCACTGATTTAATCAACTTTAATGTTTTACTTGTGCAAAGTTCTGATGGCGTTCTTCTAATAATCACCCACCCAAGAGACTGAGCCAAGTTTGATTTTTCCATGTCTCTCTGGATGCCGATAGCATAGCTGTAGTCGATTTTGCCTTTTGCCCAAATGCCGCCTTCACGCTCAATAGCGATCTTGTATACAGGCAAAGCATAATCAAACCGGCATAGCCGCTCAGTGCTAATGAAATAACTCCAACCAAACATCGCCCCCCCCTTTTCCATCAACATCATGAATATATCCCGCTATTATGCTTTGTTTTTGATGTTCGCGTTATCATCGATCCAGCAAGTTTTGACGTGTACTATCTCCGCCGTCCGCTTCGGATTATTCAGACCAATCGAAGCAGGAACGGGCGGGGGCAGCGCTTATCACCGACCAAGACATACCCATGTCCAGGCAATCGTTAAAAATTACTTTCAGTTGTGCTTATGAGTTCACTGGAATTTGTATATTAGTTTAAACTGATGTCTATGAAAATTAAAACATACATTCCCGATGGTTTTCCATCTATAATTATAGGCGACATTTTACCTATTAAATTGTCGTCCGAGGAGATCCCTATAGGAAAGGCCATACTTATTGAAAGAAGTAATTCTTACTATCAATTTGACTTAAGTCTTAACCATGAAGTAAGCCTCGACCTATATCCCTCTATACAGCAATCGTCAACTAATGGCATCATTGACGGGCCTCCCTCGCTAAGTTTATCGACAAATTCACAAGGTGGATTTGCTACTTCGCTCAGAGACCAGGTTAACGGTTAAGGGTCAACTTTATGCATGCATTTTAACACGGTTGCTAGTTGAAGTGTTCGTTTCTGTTCTCGTTAATATTTATTCCTGCTTTAGGTTAATGAGTAATATTGTTTTAAAGCTGCTTACGGTGATGACAAAAAGGATGTGGAACTGTCCTCACCTTTTGGTGGCGGTGGTCACTATCACATCTATATCGATCGGTTTTACTATGGTGCCATTATCTCAATTGAGGGCCAGTGGAGAGTTGCTTTAAATCCTAAAGCCGATGAAGAGCTGACAACTGATGACCGGATGATACTTGTTGACCTCCTAACTGGGAATTGATTTACTTTCCAGACTGAGCAAACACTGTTTCGTTCCTTTCGGGTAATCCTTCTCATGTATACCAATATCCCTGAGACACTTAACATATCCATCTACAAATCCAGCGCTGATAAGCAGCTTCTGACCATATGTATAGTCATCGCTTAATTTATTGTAATAGAAATCCCGGGTTACATACAGATGCTGAAATCTGGCTTTGATCAGGTATAGTTTTTTAAAAAGTTTGATGATCATCCTCCTTCCCAATAACACGTTCCGTCTCCTTATCAATCTCAGCAGTCATCTTTTTCCACGCAACATTGACACCCCAGATGATTAGTCCTACTATAATCAGCGCAGATACACCGATCAGCGATTCTTTTGAATAAAATATGTTCATCACTTTTCAAATATTAAATGGTAATTCACCAGGATAGAAAGCACAAGCAAGAAAAGACAGATTACTATCCACTTCCACGGCGGTGTATCCTGGCCGGATCCGTGAGCAGTTAAACTCATGGCAGTTTCGATTTAGGGTTAGACGTTGGGATGCGAGAGTGATCAGGGAAAGATTCAACCAATTTCGCCAATGCAGTGCGATATAACTGCTTATTCATTGCATATATGACTCCTGTTCCCGCCATGAGCACAGCTAAAGCGACCAGAGCAGCCGCAATTGTTTTCTTGATCTCTTTCATCGTTTCTCCTTTTTCGCCTGTTTAATCAGGATATCCATATTCTGTTTAATGTAATCGGTATACCGGCCGGCTTTTTCATTGTCATAAAGAAACAGCAGGTATTTTGCTGGTACACTCACCAGCGGATAGTCTTTGTATTTACCCCACTGCATACGGCTATTGTCGTTTATATCTTCTGTCATTGTTAGGAAGCTATAAGTTTTAAAAAAGTCTTGTTCTTAACGTCACCACGCAACATTTTCCCTAAATGCCTCCCTGTAATGCCATGTGCATAGGCTGCAATTTTTATTGTAGGGAACTCTTCTCCTGTATTGATGTTTATTACACCCATTGCCCTGGAAGTGTTCCCCCCATAAAGTTTAGGGGTTAAGCCACTTACATATGCGTGTTTGGCATTTTCATTACGCGTACACCATTCCAGATTGTTTACGTGATTATTCGTCTTAATGCCGTCCTTATGATTTACTAAAGTTCTCACTGGATCAATTGTATGAAAACCCATAGCAACCAATCTATGCACCGTCATTGTCCTTCCGTTGCTCGATCTGAATAGGGACACTATAGAGTACCCGGCTTTATTTACACCTGGTTTCAACATTCTCTCATTAACCTTTTTAGATATGGTCCTATTGTCTTGAAGAACTTTGTCAACATTTCTTGAGACGGATTTCACTCGGCCAAGGTTGCTGACCTGATATAACCCTTCAAAGTTTTGAATATCTACCCACTTTTCAATTCTATCTTCCATCTCTAATAAGGATCAATTTCCAATTCATCACTATTCAGAGCATCCAACATCCGGAAGCACATGGCTGCAGTTTGAATGCATTCGTTTTTAAGCACGCTTAACGAACCTTTGCCTTCATCCAGTAGGTTTGCCTCTCTGATAAGTTCGCCGGATTCCTCGGCTACTATTGCAGCACGTTTCACATTGTCAACCGGCCACTCAGGATGCTTATGAATTGCTCGCTGCATTTCAGCCAGCACCATAACCACCGCCCCGGCCATTTCGGGATTCTTTACAAGTAAATTTAATTCCGTCATGGCTGATCCTCCCCCAAAGCTTTGTTTATTGCTGCACTAGCTTTATCAACTGCAGCATACCATTCTGCTCCCGATGGCTGTCCAGAACCAATACCTTCCTGCTCACACATATAGTAATGAACCAATAGTTCCAACGCTTCCAATAAATCAGGTGCAGAAGCTACCAGTCGTGCATTCGCCCATTCCAATTCTGTTAAAAGATCATCTTCATTATTAGCCGTTACACTACATACCTCTAATTCACTGCTAATTATCGCTATGGAGTTTATTGCGTCTGCTTCCGTTTCCCACGGTCCTCTTGTTCCTTTGAATCTGTCCATGACTATGCTCTTTGAAAATCCTTCGTTATTCCTTGCTGAAGCAGGAAGTCACGATAATCAGATAATGTCTCTGGTAGGGCGATCGAGTGAACGCCATTGTCACTGTGATAAACGAAACGGCCATGATCATTCATCAGGAAGTCATTCAATAATAAAAACTTTGTCTCGTGCTTAAACTCAGGATCTACCACAGGTATAGACTTGCCGAACATGTCCCCCTGGGAGATATGAGCGGGCTTTGCATGGATTCTTGCCATATCATCAACCTCTTTCTCCAGCTTCTTTGATTTTTGGAGAGCGATACTGGATCTTGTCCTGAAGTATTCGCTCTGGGCGTTCCGCATTTGCTGTACGGATTCCGCGAATTTTGAAATGTCTGTCATTGGGTTTGCTTTAAAATGTTAGTGGGTAATATTATTGTTCGCCGTTGCGATCGGTAACGTCGTATGCTTTTTCATTGAAAAACCTACCTTCGACTTTAGAAAGGTGTTGATCAATATCTTTCTCCAGCGTCAGGCCTGCCTCACGTTTTGATGACTTAAGCAATCCAACTGCGATCGCTTCATCCTGGTCAAAGCTGGCAGCGATACTAAGTGCTGCAGGTAAATTAATAACGCCATTAACGGCGGCGCTCCTCAGAGCAATTTGTAGTCTGTTCATATAATTTTAAAATCCTTGTTTACAAATAAACCGGGATGCGTACACCCCGGCTTTGATCTCCCTCACATGGCTTACTGCCCCTTGCGACGATTTCGCTCGTCCTGCTATCCCGGTTCTACTTATGCCCGGGCTTCTCTCATCTGGAATTTGCGTTTGCCTTGCTTACCGCCTCTACACCCGCTTATGATCAATGCAGGACGTTTTCACAAGGGCTTTATCTAATTCAATGATGCCGGCACCAAGAGATAATCCTTCACCTTCAAATCAGGAGGCGTGATCACAGTGATCTTATTCGATTTGATATTAAAGGCGGGTTTAACTTTCTTTTCCTTATTCATTGAAGTTTATTTACTGTTTAAAAAGCAATGGGGCTACTGGGTCGCGGATCACGCTGCTGTCACCCCATTGTTGCTCTCGGTTAATCGACCTACCGATTCCAAACGGAGTACCTTGTGTACTCACCTGCATCTGATTTCTCCTAACGGCTATCAGCAAACGGACCTTAGGTTCTGCATACTAAAAAGCATGCTACCGACGGTGCGGAGAAGAAAGGAATCGAACCTTTGACCTGAGTGTTAACAGCACCCTGCTCTGCCTATTGAGCTACTTCACCAAATAGCGGTCTTTCCCGCTGGTCATTTCGTTTTACTATCCAAAACGACCAAAATCCAGACAGCTTCGTACTGACAAACCCGATACCCCTCGCTTTTTAGACAAAGGAGCCTTTCCTGATATCGGCTTACTTACGCTCCTTGCGCAAGTACAAGGATTCGAACCCTGATCAATGGTTTTGGAGACCACCATACTACCGTTGTACGATACTTACGTGTTGCAGATCCACACCTTACGACTTCTGCTTGCCGGTTCTCCTTATGTGATAGGAAAGGGTATTTATGACGATTAATTCCCCTCTATGATCATAATGAAAAGGATGCATCCTAATTCGCCCAATGATCTAGACCTTTTTTCCATTCCCTGAGCCAGACGATCCGCTGAGTATTTCATCAGACTAACTAGCCTCTTGCTTGCGATCATTTTTGTTTTGCAGGAAGGAAATTACTTCTTTCGCTTTTCAAAAAGGAAGTGTGCGCCATCCGGCAACACACTTATCTAAACTAACGCTCGATGCGGGGGGCGGACTCGAACCGCCGACCTGAAGGATATGAGCCTTCCGAGCTACCAACTGCTACCACCCCACATTTTATGTCAAAAAAAACAAAGCCACTTTCATGACTTTGTTATATCTCCCTCACTATTCCCATTGACATTTCAAACATAGAAACATTACCTTGTATTACCAAATGGTAATATACAATTTTATTTAAATCCTTGATTATCAGAAAGAATAAATTACCAATAGGTAATAATATGTAATATTTTAATTGAGACCTGCCAGCTTTTTACCGAAATCAAAGAAGCTAATTGGATCAGATGATCCTGCACCGTCACCCTTGTCATCATTGGAGGGAATGGTCGCATTGAGCATCATAGCATTAATGTAGCCCTGATCCATAGCCTCATCGAAGTTTTTATAATGCCAGTACTTCATCATGGGGCCGACAATTCCCCAGGGAGAATCATAGCCAGGCTGTTTTATATCAGACTTAGATTTTGGACTAATTCCATAGAGCCGAAAAAAGATTGGACGTCTAACCTCCGGTAGACTTCTTTTGTAGCCAGATGAAGCTCTTCATTTGTAAAATTATCTGCAATCGCAGTGATCAGGTGCCGCGGAGTTTCAGATGGCTGGTTATGTATTGCTGTGGCAATATACCCTGCCATCTGGAAAGTATTCATGTGCATCAGGTCCATAAGCTGGGCCTGCTCTCCATCTTTATCGCTGACAGTAGTTAAAGCATTGGTAATCGCCGTTAGTCTCCAGTTGGTAGACAACTTCAATCCACAGATATAAAGCATCTTAAATGTCGGCTTTCTGATCCTAAGAAACAGCAGTACCTTGGTTAAAATATTTGTCGGCTTGATCTCCACTTCTTTCAGCGGGGTAGGAATATTCAGTATCGTGGATAAGATTCCGTCCTTTTCTTTTTTAGTCATATTAATGATATTGTTCTACAAAAAAGCCTGGCATCAACCAGGCTTTTTATGATATTAAGTTGTGTTAGATTTACACTGCAGGGGAAGCAATGAATTTAAATCCCCATGGTGACACAGCTGCGCCAGTTGCATCTGCCGGCGTCGTAGCCTCTCCAGAGTAACTAATCGAAAGGAAACCTTTTCTTGACAAGTTGTTTGCTAAACCAGCGTTACCAGCTGCTACCGGAATACTTAATTGGAATTTCTGTCCCTGGAAAGGTTTAGATGTAAACCTTACTGCCAAGTTTACAATTCCCGGGTTAGCAGGGTATGTATACTCCTTAGCAGTCGCATCCCATGCTCCACCAAATAATATAACAGCTTTAGGGCCATCAATATCAATCGATTTGAAAGCGAATGTTGCTCCATCTGTATCACCAGGAAGAACATAACGAACACCGCCCTTATCTTCAACCCTGAATTTAACTTTTTCTAAAGGTGGAACTGTAAATGATACAGAGTCATCCTCGATATCCACAATTTTTACCCAACCTGTCGTTGGCATTGCTCCGTTAAGGCCAATTGGCGCTAACTCAATGCTCTCTACCCCTGAAACTCCTTGTGGCATAATTTTAATTTTATTTGTTTAATAATCCCTGCAAGCAGGCTTTAATTTCTTCTTCTCATTGTCCAGTACTCCACCTGAACGTTTACAAACCAGTCAAGACCATCCCTATACGGTAGACCTGGAGCTTTTACATCAATGCGGAAATCGTAGCCGTCATAACTTGCCAGTACCGGTATCACCACCTCAAGGATTTCATTGAATCGTTCCGTATCTGGTTCAGTTGCTCCTGATGACATCTTCATGTTTGGAACATGGATATTGACATTGAAGACACCTTCCTGTAGCTGTTCGGCATTCATGGTTAGGATACCTACTACGATATCCTCCTTTTGACTATCATCCGGCTTCTTCATTTTATATATCCCCCCAGTCAGCCGAGCTGTTGATATCACTTTCTTTTCAATTAAGCGATCGAATATTGCGTCCTGAGCGGTGAATGCTGTTTTAATTTCCATATTAAGCTGCAAAGGCGGTGATTACGTTTTTAAAGGCGACTTCAAGTTTCTTCTGGGCACCGATTGTACTGCCGGTGATAACATCGTAACCAAGAGCCTCAACCCAACTGGCATACTCCATTCCTGCAACAGTGATAATGGCCCAGCCAGTGTTATACTCCTGAGCAAGCTTATTTGCATAAGCAATACCCGCAGCTAATCCGGTAGATTTATCAGTTCCTCCGGATGATAACTGGAAGTCTTGGTAAACGATCTCACCGTAATACATCAGAATGAAACCGATTGAACTTCTCAGGTTACCAGTATCATCATTGAAACCGTCAGCAGACGAAAGGTTGATTGATCCACCGACTAATCGGGCCGCAATCCTCGCATCTCCTGCAACCAGGTGATACTGCTTTGTAGGAATCTTTGATCTTGCATCCCTTACAAACTGAAGGCCAACCTGCAGCAACTCATTTCGAGTGACCTTCCATACTCTTTGCAAATACTCTTTTGTGATTTTATCAATATCAGCCTGAGTGAAGTTCGCTTCCAGTTTAATTTTCATATCCAGCCCAGTATACTTCTTTCGCCTCGCTGCATTCCCATCAGTTCCCCTTCAAATAATAGCTCATCCTGCACACCGGTGATTCTCACAGGGGTATTTTTGGGGATATCTTGCGTATCATAAGGGAAACCCAGATCAAATGAATACTCAGTGAGCATACCATCCTTATTTGGTTTCTTTCTTCCAGATCCGTTTGGCTTTGCTCTGCATGCTACCTCAACAATTCCACCGAGAGCGCCAACGCTCCAGGTACCTTTCTCCTGGTCATAGACATCACCAGAGATCTTCTCCTGATAAGTCAGCTTATGTATGTATTGCTCATTCATAATTTACCATGGGGAACGGCCGGTTACCGTGTTTTCCTTTTCGGCCAGTTCATCAACCAGACCATATCTGTTAATGATCACCAGGCGAAGCTTTAGCAGATCATCCATATCATGCTCGGTCACTTGGTAATCAAGTTCCTTTACACTCTTTGGACTCACGGAAATGGTGTAAATAAGCCCTGCAAGGGCTACTTCGACAGGTTTTATATTATCTGGTACGGTATAAAGAACATCTTTGTTCAGACCGTTTTCCAATAAGGCTAATTCCAAAGTGACCTCTGGCAGTTTTCTGTTTAGCTTTGCTTGCAGGGCTTGTAAGTTGGTCATATGATTATGATAACTTGGTTTTCAGGATGTGATTAGTAGAAGCTGTATTCAATACCGGAGTGGTATAGGCTACGCCTTTAGTCACTACAGTGATAGGATCTTCTTCACCCCATGTTTTAACCAGAACAATTCCTGATTTAGTTTTAGTTGCGGTACCCAATGTTACATACTCATCTGCAGTCAGTGTATAAGGAGAATCTCCCAATTGTAATGACTCTGAGAAGGTAACATTACCATCAACCCATCCAGATACAGTTTCTTGTTCACCAGCTTTATTTTCAACAGTTACGAAGCTGTCCCAAAGAACTACGATAGGCAATCCCTGACGAGATAATGCGGCGTTTACGGCAGCAACATCCGGTCTTGCTTCTAATCCCAAGGCAACTTGAGCATAAGTTGCTGTAAACTTCTGGATGCCGGCATTTCTGGCCATTAGATTGAAGTTATCCAGCTCCATCCACATGTAACGCAGAATCTTTCCTTTCTTACGGGCGATATCCCTGCGAGCTTCGATATCAGCGATGATATCAGCAGAAGGATCTGACCAATCTTTAGCTGCGTTAGCACGGTTAGCTGTTGGAATACCGAAATCGACATCAGTTTTTGTCTGGATGCCGGCTTCGTTATTAGTTAAAGTTAGGCTGTACTTACCATTTGAGGCAATCTGTTTAGACAACCACTCATGACGAGCCTGAACACCGTCCACAACAAACACCTGGTCATCATATCTCCAGTCAATGATCTGTTTTAAAATGTTCGATCTTGCAGCAGCATTATTTACGCCGCCAAAGTCGTTCATCAACCCTCTGTAGGTATTGAAGTCAGTTTCGACTTTATCCCTTGCCACCTCAATTTTAGGCATGTCGCCTGAAGCCTTGCCAGGAAGAGGCCTTCCTTTACGAGGTGCCCTTGAATTGAAAGACACAACGTCTGCCATAACCTTAGCGCCAGTTTGTGCCTCGATCTGCTTCCATGTCAGGCCTGATTGGTACCTCTCAGGAAATACAGACTGGTACCTTAGGGTTCCAAACTGGTATTCGTCTAAGTGTGCCTGTGCATCAGCCTCTCTGAATTCACCAATAATATTGGTTACATTAACCATATTCTTAAATTATTATAAGTAATAAACTTTTGTTAATTGATTGATTACACGTGTGTAATTCTCGGCAGGGCAGTTGCGCGTGCGCCAGCTGTACCTTGTCCTGTAGGAAGTGCCTTCTCTCTGATGGTTCCACTGATACCAACTTCAGATAGACAATTATCCTCGGCTTTCACAGTTCTGATCGTGTAACCCAAAGGTTTAACCGCACCATTCGTTGCAGTAAGGATCTTTCCAAATCCTGTAGCGAAGTCTTTACCTACAAGTGTGCCGGCAGGAATATTCCCGTCTGCAGGAATTGTATAACCCTCCAGATCCAATGTCACGCCACCAGGCAGGGTGTCAAGGACGTTCTCCCAGACAATTTTCTCAAATCCACCGCCTTCTCTTTTTACTCCAAACATGTTTGAGTGTTTAAATTGTTAGACTGTAGCTTTTGGCTTTTCTGCCGCTCTATCAGCCAAATATTGTTTCATTTCAGCTGATACCTCTTTCTCAGCTAATACCTTACCTAATGCTGTACTACGCGGACGTGCATCGACACCTAAACCAGCATTTGACTCGCCTTGAATAAATTCAGCAGCATCTGTTTCGCTTTCAGCAATGAAAGCATCGAATTCCTCGTCGGTGTCAAACTTCATTCTGCTGAAATCTTTCAAAGCTTTGTTACGGTAGGCTTCCGGAGTATCTGCTAATAGTTTGGTTAATTGGTCTTTTCTGGATCCAGTGACTTTCTCAGTCTGCAGCGCAGTCAATCCTTTTGATAGAGTTTCAAGGGCAGTCGTAAAACCTTTGGCCCATTCTGGAACTTCAGCAGATGGAGCTGGAGCAGGAGTAGTTACAGTAACCGGCTCCGTGATCACTTCTTCAGGTTTAGGTAATTTGCTTTTAACTTCATTCGCATACCGGGTATTTTCAGCTTGCATAATGTCGACGTATGGCTTAACCCCGGCTATGGCGGTGTCAATTTCTTCCTGTGTTGAAGTTTCTGTAAGGTTACCAGCGATTAAAATATCAGCGATACCCTCTAAAGTTTTTTGTCCAAAACCCTTGCTTGCAAACAAGGTTTTTAGCATCAAGATCAATTTGTTTTTCATTTGTTTTGGTTTGGAAGTGACACCCCTAAACGGGTTATACTTGCTTAAAACCAAAAATACCTCGCGGATCGCGGGGTAAGAAGGAGGTGTTTTGACAATGGTATACATTGTCAAAGAATTCGGAAAAGAGGAATCAGAGATATGGCGTAGAGAAAATGAAATTATATTAAATATATTTTACCGAACGACCGAATTTAACGAGTTATAAGGAGGCTTGTATGAATAGGTCACGTAGTCTTATAGGCGAGTGCGTAACTATTGTAGAGGCTGTTAGCCCCATGCAATTCAAATTCCCTTTTAAAAAAAATATTTTGTTCTATTAGCACATAAAACTTAAAGGTATTCGCAGTCTATTTTAAGCCACGATTGTTGCGATATATCAAAACAATTTTATAAATTTGAACATTATAACATGAAATAAATAAATACTACTTAAGTGATTAGCGATTTTTATTTTACATGGAAAGGATTAAAATAAATGCTCAATTTGCAATTTAAATTTAAAAAAGCGGTTCAAGCCGTTAACTACTTTGCCTGCGCCAGCGGCGGAACTATACCAAAGTTAAAAGCTATCAAACTCCTGTGGCTTGCAGATAGATTACACTTAAGAAACTATGGGAGGACTATATCTGGGGATTCCTATGTCGCAATGCCATTAGGTCCAGTAGCATCTCAGACATTGGACATAATAAACGGAAGCAGCTATTTTAAGCCCGATTTGCAGCCATGTGTTGATTATAGTAAAGAATTTATTCACCTTGTGAACAAGAATGACTTACGCGCGATCGGTGATGTGAATACCAAAGTTTTCTCAGCAACTGACTTAGAGGCTATTGAGGCTATATCGAGAGAATATTTGTCACTTGGAAAGTATGATCTGTCTCATAAGATATCTCACCATTTTCCTGAATGGACAAGATTTAGGAAAAACTTGGAAGAGGAGGGCTCGCCTAGAAAAAGTTTCGATATGGAAATGTTAGACTTTTTTCAGGACGTACCAAATTTTGCATTATTTAACGATCAGGATCAAGACATAAAAGAGACCGCTAAAGAATTATTCATAGAGAAACAACAGGTTTACAATAGTTTTTAATGGATATTCCTAGCTCTCTTGTGTCCTCAATAATTGAAGAGGGCAAAATGTACTATTTTAGCAGTACAAAACTTAATACTAGCGAACCTCATCATTTTATATGCATTAAAAGGTCGGATCAGGTTCTGCTGTTTTCTTGCTGTACTTCAAAATTCGAGTCAATGACAAAGTTTGTACAAGCAAGAAAGCTAAGGGAAGAAACTATCGTAACTGTTCCGTCAGCAACAGATGGAACAAAATTGACTAAGCACACATATATTAATTGCAATGAGGATCCCATTGAAATTGCATTGCCAGATTTTATTGAAAGATTAAAAAACAATTCTGTCAAGAGTACCGGCACTCTACCACCTGAATATATGGAAAAAATACTTATTGGTATTAGAGCTAGTGATATGATTGATGAAGAAATGAAGGAATTTATCGGATGTTAATGTTCTAAGATATTTTCAATAAGTTTGACATTATCCTTCCACCAGTATGGACGATCCTTCCAGCCTTCGACGCGTTCGACATTGGAAGACACCCACGCATTGAATGCTTCAGGAGGATCTGATATCCTCGCAGCCTTTTGAAGATCTTTTATAGCATCTTCTGTGTCTAAACCTTGAGCCACTAGCTTCTGATATTTAGCCATTAGTTTATCATCCATCAGGATAGGTATTTTAAAGCACAGGCAGTTCGGGTGCCATCCATTCCAAACAAACCACACCGGGTACTTTCCTTCAAGGCTTCTGCACAGTTCACACCTTGTTTTTGGTTTTGCTGTAGCTGACAAACGGATTTCATAACCGAGAACTAAAGGGTTGTTCTGCCATGCAGCCCCGTCAGCAGCGCGATAACCTCTGTTTATTTCAGTTCTGGCTAATCGTTCAGTGTTTTTAGCAGCGGACCGGTATACCCCTTGACCTGGATTGTAAGCCTCAGCCGGTTTGGATAACTTGAGCTTACTGCTAGAATTACGTACGCGCCGGAATAATTGGTCAGGCTCCTGTAGGTTTTGCCTTAACTCTCGTCCAATTGCCTTGGCTCCTTTTCCTTCGGCCACCCCGATATCAAGACTCATCTCAACATTACTGGTAAATTGCTGGGCAGATTTCCATACACGACCAGATAAATCCAGTCCCCCGTCTTTTCGCGCAATGAATGCCTCCAGTCTGTTCGTGTTGGGATTAGATAATATCTTCTTGATTTTATCAGGAATATCGAACCCTGCAAGCCTCTTTTCCATGTAAGCGAGGTTCTTTTTATTTGATATATCCCAGGAGTATTTAATACCTGATTCGATCTTAGCTGTTACATTTGTCCGGAACTGCTTTAACAATAAGTTGAGTTTACGCTGCACAATGGAGCGGGCCGCACCTGACTCTACAAGCGGACTTATCTGGGCTATAATCGAATTATATTGTTTGTTGATATAATTGACCACATGGTCCTGCTCATTGAAGTGCAGTTTCTCATACTTATTGTTAATCGGATCTGCCATTATACTGCTTCCTGTTCTTCAATCTCCTTACCCAGCGTGTCCGCAGCGGCCTGAATCAACTTTATCTCAGCCTTTGGATCATCAGTAAGCCCCGCCATAGCAACCGCAGTTTCAATTGAAGCTACACCACCAGCTAGGGCAACAATACTATCGTCAATTGCCTCTCTACGGTCATCAATTCTAAATAGGGTGAACTTTGGTGAGATGGTCATATTTCTCTCTTTTGCAAGAGTTTTGTTTATGGCTATACAAGCGGATTTCAGAAAGGATAATTCCCTTTGTGCACCTTCGCCATATGATCCGTCAAGTTTATCCTGAGCAGCTAAATGCGGATCCATCAGTACGCGATCAAAGGCCGCACCTGAAGGGGCAGCGCCTATCCCGGACATTTCTTTCACGGTGATATTGGGGGTTTGAGAGCATGTGAAAATAAAATCTACTAAGGAATCAATTTCCAGTTTGATTGACACCGGGGCCTGCTCCCAGGTTACATACTTAATATCGGAATCTTTACCATCTAATTCAAGCACCTTGCCGCGCTCACCTTTAGCAGAGAATCCTTTGATAACACCTTTTGACACGAGGATAGGAGAACCATTATAATCGTTCGTATCGGCAAAGTTTGACAACACCACTTCAAGTCTTGTGATCTCAGATTGAACATCGGCCCATTCTGGGCGATCCTGAGCATAGTAGATAACTGGTATCTTGCCGTAAGAATGTTTGATCTTCTTCTTCATCAGCCATCCACCAGGCACCTGCTCAAATAGGTAAATGAAGGTGTCGGTATATACATCAAAGTGAACAACCTTTTCAGAAGCCTTCGCGACCAGCTCCTTTGTGATCGCAAGGCCCGTAATGTCCATTAGGGTTTCATATTGCCTACCGAAGTAAGATAGCTTACCAAGCCCGTTAAATACAGGAAATAGCTTGTCACCTTTTGCCGGACTCAACACCTCCATCCTCATCCGTTTGGTGGCCGCTGGAGCAAGATCACCCCAATAACCAGCCTCTACATCTTCGCTGAACCATAATGCTGCACATTGTAGTTCAGACATCATCCGTTTGACAATTTCTTTGGCTTTATATTGAACCTTATTGTCGTCACGGCATTTTTTAATCATGCCTAATAACTTTTCCTGAGGCAGGCCGACCGGTTTACAGTCAATCTCCATTTTAGCCACATTCATAAATGCAGCACGCCTGGTAACTATCAACTTTTGAAGAGGGAGGGCAATGCGATTTACCTCCTCATGCGTGGTGGTAATAATTGGTTTACCGTTGGTATCATTAATAGCACTTGGCTTCTGTACGGGTTTCTTTGGACGCTTTGCCTCTTTAAAAACATCATGCTCCGCAACATCGTACTGTTCCATTGCTTCTGAAACACCGGACACTTTCTGACCAATAGCTAAAACTAATTCTACCAGCGGGGTTTCATCAACCGCAACCTCTACCTCACCCGTTACCACTACAGCCACATCCTCACTTTTCTTTGCCATCCCTATTTCCTTTATCCAAACACACTTAAAACCGCTGTATTACTTTCCTGACCCTCTGTCAGCTTACGGAACGCGTAACGGGCTGCATCAATCGTGTGATTCCACTTATCGATCGGTATGCCGGCCTTTTTATCGTTCCACTTATATTTTCTCAATTCTTTTTTTATGTTAATACTTCTTTCAGTCACAATGATCTTGTAGTCATTCATCGCAGTAAGGCCAGCTTTCACACTACCTGGCCCCTTCTCACATTCAATTATGTTAAGGCCCAACTGCCGCAGATCTTCGATCAGCCTATCCTCAGCGCTATCGCCTACAATCAAATCATCCTCATACCGGATTCTGCTCTTATTGATCTCATACAGATCATTCAAGCCCAGCTGCTTGGTATCGCAATATTCTTCATCCAGGTATATCAGCATTCGCTTACGATCCACAGCCACATTGATCAGCGTATCTGGATCCACAGAGAAACCGTAATCCTGACCGTAGGCATGTGGAAGAGCATGGTTAAACTCTCCCTCTTCCCAGTTTGGCAGAATAACACCTTCTGCGATATCGGACCAGCGCCCTATGATCTTCAGGGCATACTTTGTCATCTGGAAAGCGGCTTTATTAAACACTCCGTTGATGGTTGCTTTTGCGATCGACTCTTCCTTTATCCGGGCAATCTCATTTAGGAATTGCTCACCGAGGTTATCCTCATTATCATGGAAGGTGGTGTGAATGTGCAACACATCAGGGTGCGTGCTGATCTGGACCATGACACCATCGAAGTCAACCAGCTTGTGAGTGTTCTCAATGTATTTTTTGTATACAAAGTGCTCACCATCGCTGGGGTTCATGATCAGGATACATCTGTTCTGGATATCTTTCTGTCTGATAGATAGCCGCAGCGTATCATAATCTTCCTCATCCTGCCATTCTTCCATCTCATCACCTACAAATGTTGTGATACCCTGAATGGACTTCAGGTTTGCGGTCTGGTTCCCTGACGAGGTTTTAATACCACGAAACAGGATCTTGCTGCCAGAGAACTTATTCACGATTTCAGTCTTGGTGGATTTAAATTTGCTTTTAAAACCATCAAGCTCAATCTTTTGCTCAAACTCCGGTATAACAGATATGCTGGCCGCTGTAAGCGTATACCGGCACATAAGTATTATGTGTCTGATCTGAAATGTTAACCTTTCAATGAACGTGGCAGCGTTGAAGGACTTTCCAGATCCCCTGCCGCCAGTAATGAGTATTATAAATTTTTCCTTGTCCTTATATAGTGGCCTGTACGGTTTTTGTACTTTAATTTTACCGCCCATACCTTATTCATCATCCATGTTATCTTCCAGCCATTTATCAGGGGAAATGCTGCCTTTAAGGGTGAGCTCTGATTTATCAACCGCATATAATCCTAGTAGCTTCCTACGCTCCATCCTAAGCTTGTTGATCAGGTCCTGGTAACGTGGATCACCGAAGTTGATCTCAGTCTTTTCGCTCTTCTGTATGGCAGTAGTGATGATCTTTGCCACGCCTTCTGCAATCTCTCCCTCCGGAGTAACCGCTTTCCCCTTATTGGAAATACCAGACTGTTTGGTAGACTTTAAGGTCTGATCTGTCTTAGATCGTTCCCATGCTTCCCACAATTCCCGCAGCTGATCATCGATCGCGGCAAGTTCCAGCTGGATAGCCATGTCTACATCATCGATGCGCGTTTTGCGCCATTCAGTCAGCAGCGCATCGACATCTTTCTTTACTGTCTGCAGGGAATAGGTTTCTTTACCCTCCCGCTTCATCACCTCGGCCCGGATAGCACGAAAGGCGTAACCCTTTTTATAGAGTTCGCCAACGATCACTAAACGTGCTTCTCTTGCCTGCTTGGCAGACTGGTGAGGGATGATCATTTATTATGATTTTATTTTTGCCCCGGGATATGATCTCAATAATTCCTCTACTTCTGCTCTTACGGTATCATAGACACCTAAATCATCAAATTCAATGGAGAACTTAACAGCAGAGACTTTCGGCTCTGGCTCTTCTTCTACCTCTTCAGGTTCAAAGTCCATCAGGATCATTCCGAATCCTTCGATTTCTTCCTTATCCCAATCTGCTTTGATTAAATCCCAGTCATCCTGACCGAAGCCTACGTTATCCTTGATTACAATCGCACGGAGTTTAGCAACTGGTGTATTGGAGGGCACAATCTTGCAAGGAATGGCTTTGGATGATCGCAGGTTATTGATAGCCGATAGCCAGGCTTTGAAATCAAGTCCGTTATCCTTCTCCTCTTGCTTCTTTTTAGCAATCAACTCGCTGAACGCAGCCTCATCCATGTTGGAAACTTCAATGGTAGCCTTGAGTCTCATGTTCCCGGCCAGAGCCACATAGGCCGCAGCGTACTCGATAACAATTACCTCACGCAATTCCAGCATCTCTGGATCATCCTGAATTGATTTCACCAGGGCTTCATACCTTTCATCCCTGATCAACCGGGGATTCTTTGGCAAGCCATGTATTTGACCATCGTTAGGCCATATTTGTACGGTCGGGATTAATTTTATCTCTACTATCATGCGCAGGGTATTTGGTTGAGGTATTGTTCTGTGATTGATGTAACGGACGCTTTGAAAGATTTTATTTTCATGTAAGCGCGGGCTTGCCCGATGTAGTAATGGGCATTGGTGCCAGAATCCCCCAGGCATTTAGCGAGAGAGCTGCGCAGTCCGTTCCTTAATTTGCAGTCAATGATCAGCGCGTCTGGATTAAAGAGCCTGAGTATTGTTGCAATGAATAAAAGTTTGTGCTGGTAGTCCGTGTTGGGGTGGTAGGATAGGCAGACGTAGTCATATATTTCCCTGATCATGATCAGGTCATTCATCACTGGCGTGATATTTTGTTGTGCTTCCTGTATTAAGTGCGGATAAGTCACAGCGATTACTTTCAATAATCGAGCATCAATCGTTAACTGTTTCACATCTGCCATATCCCATTCACCGTTTAGGCAAATGTAAAAATATTACACGATATTACCAATAGGTAATATTCTTGATAAAATAAAAAGGCCCTAAGGCCTTTTTATTTTTATTCAGGCATATTTATATGGTTTTCGTCGTAATTAGCGATGACTTTGAGAGTTTTTAATAGTCTTCGTCTGAAGAAGGTCTTCATCGAAGGTGGCTTATTTTTACTCACTTTAATACCATCTCTATAAAACCAAGCTTCTGTATGAGCATAGTTACAAATGCCTGGGGCATGTTCTGGTAATAACTGACATTCTACCATCTTTCCCTGAAGGTTAAAAGGTACAGGTTCTATCATCTCACCCACAGTAACACTGATTATTCCCCAATTAGAATAATGTTGACCATTATCTTGTATTCGTGTATTAAAAAGAACATCGTATTCTGTAGAGCAATATTTTGATCGATTATATGAATCATCTTTAATTTCAAATAATTCAACACCGATTGTATCATCATCTCGAAAGTCAGCGGGAAGAGGTGTTTGAATTCGTCTATAAAGAACTTCGTCAGGTTCAAAATTAGGATCCTCAGGCCTGTTTGATATCCATAGCCTTTGCGGAATACTCATCATCGGACAAACCTCATTTTCATCCATTAAATTCCGTTTTCAGTCTATTAATCAGTCCAGCATAAGAGTAATCCCAACCCTCAGGTATCTTATTGCCTTCTTCCTTATAAAAAGAAGCCTCACCACTATTCGCTATCTCGAAATTATAGTATTTATCAGCCACGATAATTTCAATACATACGCCCCCCTCGGAAATAGGGAAGGTATTTGAGGGCACAATATTTTTGCTATTGAAGAATTCGTTCAGCGTCAAAACAAACTTCTTAGCATCATGATTCATAGGCTCAAAACCTTTGTGCACTGCTTTATTTGCAATTGCTTCCATATCAATAGCGTCGTTTACAATAAATACCTTTGCCAAGATCGAACTATTGAATCCAAGAACCGGCTGCAAGCCAGTTGGTCCATAAGAAGACACGCAAACAATGTTATCTTTTTTTCTAGGCCTCAATAATGACTGGTTTGCTGTTGTGGCATCTAAACCACTTAGAACTATTTCTGCTAACATATTATTGGGTTTTATTATTAGATTCCACTTGAGATATTCTATCGCTCAGCCAAGCAACAATTGACTTTGCGGTTGCCAAGTCCAGCAATACTCCTGCAGGTGTTTCACGAACAATACCTAACTTAGCTTCTCTACCAATCTCGGTAACCAAACCTTCGTCTGATACCTCATATGTAATTTCTTTGGGAATGACATTTCTTTCGATAAAGAACGACATACTAATTTGATTCGCACTTGTAACACCGCCAAAAATTCCAGTGATGTAATGTGTTTTAAAATCCGACGTTTTCACGAAGTGTGTTGTCAGCGTTTGGTTCTTTTTTTCCATTAATAAATCATTGGCTGAGCCATAAATATTGTTTAATAAAATAAGCCGTGACTTTACAGGCCCAGGCTTCCTTTATTTCCTAACATATACCAAAGATATACCAAATATGCCTGTGGCAAAATATCACAATGCCCCAGAATGAACTTACCCAATGACTAGGTGAGGAAAATAACGATGTTGTTATATAGCACAATAAATGTGGAAAAAAAGCCCACTATTACGCTCCATATGGTTCATTCACCCATAGCATGGACGTGCACCGCATTTGTGAATAAAATGCGCCATAAGCTCTTAAATGAAGCGACAAAGACCCATGGCTCTCAATATATATTTTATATCATGACATTTCCATGACACTAAGAGGCGACATTATCCACACTGTGGACAACTATTCCTTTGCAAAGCAATAAAAACCACTCTTAATTGTCGCCCCGGATTGGTCAATAATAGCGACATCACGATAAATTAGGTGTAGAGATAATTCCCCGTCTTATAGAAATACAGCAATTCCCTTCTGCCTGACTGATTTGTTCCAGGATACAATCTCCACGTTAACGCTTTTACCTGAGGCAGACATCCAATAATCGCTACGGTTCGCGAACTCAACATAAAACTTCTTACCGTCTAGTTCCAGAGTGAGCTCAGGGTACGGCTGCTTATACTTGCAGTCCAACAGCTCGGGTCGACATTCCTTTTCTGCGTATGATATGATCCAGACTTTATTCAATGACTTTTTGCTTGAGTAATTTTTGAAGGGCCAATTGTAAATAGTGATAAGGGTCTGGTTTTGATTGACTATGCACATTGGTGACATCTACAACACCTGGATGAAATACCCCTAAGCATTTTGGTAGGTCGACTCGATCGAACTTGAGAGCCAGATCAACTACATCTTCATTTTTATTTTTAACTGAGGCTCTTTTTATACCCGTTTCTATATGGTCACTAAATTCCTCATCCTTGAGCAAGAAAATAGCTGCATATCCAATTAATATATTGATTATAGTGTGTTCAATTGATCCAACTGCTTCATTTCTGTTGTCTTCAACAAATTTGGAACTAAGTTTTTTTAAGACCTCTAACAAATCAATATATGTAGGATAAAATTGTCTTAAAATATGAAACAATACTAACAAAGGAAAATCATATGATTTATAAGTTCTACCATTTGCATAGCTAAATTCAAAAACAGGAACGGAATAGCCTCTGAATTTTCTGAAATTTCTCATTTTCAATAGATTCTCATTGATTAACTCTGAAACAATATAAAGCAACACCTCGGCAAAATTTGATCTCGTTACATGGATTGAATACCTTTGATAAATGTAGTGTGGAGCTTGACATGATTCAAAATACATCCCAAAAGCATCAACATTCTCTGTAAATAATAGATGAGACTGCTGCTTTAAATATTTTTTAAAATTAAATTCAAAAATATTATTTGAGTAGAACTTATCAATATATCCTGTAAAATCAACATTATAACCAAATTTATGGTGAAACATGTGCCGAACATTTTCTATATCACAAACGAAAATTATCCTGTCGAAATCAAATTTATTTTCCTCGGTTCGGCTATCATAATGCGCTGTAAACACATTAAAAAGCCTAAAAGCATGTTCAGGGTCAAGTCTATCAAGGTCATCTATAACTAAAACTATTTGTTTAATTTCTTCGATGTTCTTAATGCGTAAAATAAAGTCTTTTATCAATACCGTTATTTCATCAGCTTCTCTTATTGAGCCCTTTTTAAGTTTGTGAGCTGCAAGATATTTCTTTACAATTTCAGTTTCATCCATGTGCATCTCCTTTGCAAATGTATCAAAGTCCGCCTTCATATCTTCAACCTGCTCCGCTACTTCCACTCCAGGAATAATAGAGGTAAATAGCTTGAGGAGGGGAAGAATCTTCAACTTATCTTTTGCATATACCTGTGCTAACAAAAGGTTATCAAAATCTTCTTGCTTCAAGTTAATTTCCTTTTCAAAATTTGACGTTAATTCATAAAGAATATCATACTTAATAATTTCTAATATATCCTCATTGCTTGAGACAGAATAGTCCACAGGATTAATTGTAATACGCTTAATTGACGAATGGACGGAAAAAAACTCCTCCAAAAAAGTACTCTTTCCTGCGCCAAATGGCGCCGAAAACATAATACGCTTATTGGTAGCATCAGCTATGTGAAAGGCAAAGCTTTCAATCATCTCAAGGGTTGGAACTTTTGTTTTGGGTGTATTAACTGACATAATCGCGTTGTAATTCACAATATACTTATTCCTTATGATTGTAAATGTATTGTTTGTCGTAAATGCTTTCTATGTGACCCTTTATGTGCAGCCGGCGGAGTGCTGAGAACATAAACCCATGCTCAGACAGGATGTTTCGGTTCTGAAACCCGTCTGACCATATATTACCCTCATTGGATACGCAATATGGGTTAACAACACATTTTGCTTTGCCAGTAACAGATACGTATATCAGGCCCCAGTTGTCTGGTAAGTCTTCGGGCTTGATCAGTCCAGATGGGCACATGTAAAATCTGTACCGGCCCATTCCTCGCTCTGGATACTTGCGGAAGATCTTTTTTTTATCACATAAGAAATCAGATCTGCTGACCTTAACTTCAATCAGCACAGACCGCCCAAAGCCACCGAAGCCAATACATCAGGGTATTCACCATTGCTGGCATGGGTATTCAGCTCTTTGAAAGCTACACCGCAGCTGCCGCGTTTCAGCACCCATTTGTAAGCAATGGGAATTAAATCTTTGTGTGTAAACATATTTACTATATTGTATAGAAATTAACAATTTAATTATGGCTCTAAAATCTAAATGTCCAAGATGTCAAAACACTTCATTTGAAATAGTGACGGAAACCCCTAAAGGATCAGCCTTTAAAATGCTTTTCACCAGGTGCGCTTCATGTCAGACGGTGGTCGGTGTAAATGAATACTATAACACAGGCGCACTCCTTGAAACTTTAGCCAAGAAACTTAATATAGACCTCTTTCGTTAAGGCTTCACCTTGGGACATGTCCTGCGACATGTCCCATTTATGTCCTACAACTCTGCCTCTATTGTTTCATTAACCTTCGCCGCAGCTGGTAGATCGATCGGGTAATTTGCAGTCAGCACCTCAACCTTCCGCTTCTGGTACCCGCTTTTACTATTCACCGATACATTCTGCTCTACGCTCCAGGTAAACCATCCGTTTGATTTAGAGTACTGCTTCAGCAATGGTGAAGGATAAGAGCTCATCAGGAATTTACCTTTTAACTCAGACAGTGTGATCAGCAGGTTTTCAAAGTCCTGCTGGCTGTATCCGTCATAATGACCACAGTCACTATTAAAATACGGCGGATCCAGATAGAAGAATGATGCTTCCCGATCGCGGCCCTTAATTATGTATAGCGCATCAGCCGACTCAATCTGCACATTCTGCAGCCTGATTGCCATATCCTCAGTAAACCGATCACGATTATTGATGATCTTTTTCGTGGTAGTGTTCTTGCTTATATCATACCCCCAGCTGCTGTCGAGCTGCGCACTGAAACTTTGGGAACTCAACACCCACACCGCCCAGGCTCTGCGTATCTCACTGAACATATCTGGGTGATTGTAGATCACCGACGCTTTACGATGCAGATCTCTGCTGTGCAGGCTAATCCTGATCTCCTTCTCCAATCCTACAAACTCGTTTTGGACCATCTTGTAAAAGTTAATAAGCTCTTTGTTGGTATCATTCAGCACCTCAATCTCTGAGGGTTGTTTAGCGAAGAACACAGCAGCACCGCCAATGAATGGCTCGCAATACAGCGTGTGTTCAGGGATTAACGAAATGATCTTGTTAGCAAGTTTCTGTTTGCCACCATAGTAGCTAATTGGTGTTTTTAAATTCTGTTTTGACATATTATTTTTCTTAGTTTTGTTATTCTCACGACTTCTTAATGCATACAATGCGGCCGATGCTATACGCATCCAGCATGCATTTGTATGCAAACTTTACGAGGTCGTGAGAAACTAAGAAAGGGGCTGGGTGCGTTATTTTATCTTAAGGTGGCTTATTGCAAATCGGGCATCTTACCCAGGCTCTCACATCGAACTCCCTCCCACAGCAGGTCGCCCACATCTCATGGTTATAAACCATACACAAGCATTGCTGCGTCCCTGCCGTGATTGTTCGTTCTGCCAGCCCATCCGGTGATGATCTTAAACTTCTTCGCATCTACTTTGGTCTTAATCTGGGCAGGCGCAACCAGATCAAAGCTGATGCCCTCCTGCTGCAAGAACATTTCCCACTGCCGGCACTGAATCTTAATAGCACCGGCACCCTGAATCTTTGCATTTGAATTAGGGCCGTAACGTTTGCGTTTTCTGGCATCCTCGACACGAACAAATAATTTGATACCATCTTGATTCATCCGCTTCACAAGCTCAAAAGCCTGGTGCACTTGAACAGTCATCACCGCAGTAAGCTTCTTGCCCTGCTTATCATAAAGGGCTAAACCCGTATTGATCCCGGGGTCAATTCCTACCACGTATACAATCTGCGGCACCGGAACACTCACGATAACGTGCAAACCCTTTTCCTTCTCACTTTTTAAATCGTTCACCTTCATGATGTTTGCTTTATTTAAAATTCCTCATTTACGGCCTGATCGATCGTTGTACCGAATTGCTTCAGGTCTTCAAACCATTCTATTAGCCCCAGCGCCATGGCACGATTTATCACTTGCGGATCTTCCATCTCATTCTGGAGCAATACGTCGAATGCAGCAGACATTCTCCTGCGCTCATCCTTGTTGATGGCTCTTTTTGGATCGGCTTCTTTTTTGATCTGGACCAGGGCTTTTGCCTTTAGTGCATTCCTGCGGCTCTCATCAAAATTTATTATTCTGGACCGGCGAAGAACTTTGAAGACGAAGGTGGCTTCTGCAGGTTGAATGATTATGCCGGTAAGAAAATTTGAGTACAACACACGCAACCTGACTACGAAGTTTTCCCATTGCTGCTCAGGAGTAGGCTCTGGCTTCGGTAATTTACCTTGCTCTTCGATGTTTAACTGAATTACCTTTGCATCTTTTCTGTTTTCGCTTTCCAGATAGGCCCTTATCCATCCCGTAACGCTTTTAGGTGCTATTCCCATAAAGTTTCCATATTGGCCGTCGGATCCTCTTTTGATCGCAATTGACACCTCGTCAATGGAAACAGCCTGGTATATCTTTTCACTGTTCAGAAAATCTGTGAGGTATATTTGAAGCTTTAAAAATTCTTCAACACCCGGGGCTTTATATCCTGTGTGGTAATATGCTTTGGTAAGTGCGTCTTTTAGCTTGTTCCCAATCTCATATGGAGCTATGGCTAATATTTTAGGGCTTTTGAATGCTTCTATCAATTCCATGCATTCAATTGATGGTGATGAGATAATCTCTCCGGCAACTGATACCGATTGCGTATAGCCGCTTAATTGAACTTCTTTCATGATTCCGAATTTTGTTTGTTAATGTGGGCCAGCTTCTGTTGCTCCCAATAATCTGTACTTGCATCGTGCAGATCCAGTACTGCCTCAGCTTTACCTTTTTCTTTTTGCCCGGAACCTTTTTCTTTTTGGACCTGGGTCCGTATCCAGTTGTAGCAATGACTGCGGGCATCGTTCAATTCTCTCTTATCCTGCCCTGCTGCCCTTTGCTCATCGAAAAATTCTTCAACCCATTTTTTTGCTTCAACCAAATTTCTTAAACCGAGTTTCCTACTCATGTGTTCCTGCCAAACCGTGCTTTGATTTAGGCAGATAAATTCGACGTCATCCATGGAAGAATAAACCGAAGAGTTCCCGATCGGGATAGGTGTTTTTTGTTGGCGACTTTCCTCTTCTTTCTCCTCTACCTCTCCTTTTTTTGCATTAAACATGCTTTCCTCTATATCGTTAGATATGTAGTGGTTCTCTGTGGACCCCTTTATTTGTGTGTTTTCAGTATAAAGGGGTTCTGTGTGACCCTCTTTATGAACCCCTTTTGTACTATTAAGGGGTTCACTGTGACATCCTTTTTTAAGAGAAAGAGGTTCTGTGTGAACCCCTTTGCCAGGACTCTTTAAAAGATAGACAGTGTTATTTCTTCTGCCATCACCAGGATCATAACTTATTAATTCTGCTTTCTCCAAGAGCAATCGGGACCTCTTAACTGAACTTACACTGACCCCGGCTTCTGCTGCCAGTTCTTCCCTGCTCATATTAAAAGGGTTTTTTCTATGAAGATCATTCCACTTATACAGCAGAGCGAAATAAACAGCTTTCTCATTCGGTGTAAATGAAAACTCTTTATTTATCTTCCAGAAGTGGTTTAAAAGGTCAATGTAGTTCATAGAATGTAGACAGCTAAAATACTAAAATTAATTACACTCAATTACCAAACGGTAATGTTTTATTTTACACCGAAGTAATCCTCGTAGCTTGGCTTTAAATCGTGTGTGTTGCAATTAAACTGGATTCCATGGTTATCTCTTACTTTCGAGTTACCTGTTCCGTTGTGCAGCCTTACAATCGTCACTTCTTCTGTCATTGCTCTTAGGGTTGCTTCTACTCTTGATTTATGAGCAGAGGATCCCGTTAATTTCATTGTGCTGCTACCGGGTACAAGTATTGCTTTTTCTCCGTCTTTCATATTATGCTGCTTCCTTTTGTTGTTTATTATGCTTTTTTCTTTTGCTTATCTGTCGAAAATTTGATTTCATCAGCCTGATAATTTGATCATGATAATCTGAAGGTTTATTGTGTAATCCCCTGGATTGAACGAGTGTCATCTTGCTGATAGAAACTTCGACCGTCTCGACAGGGAGACCTGACACAGATGCAGAGAAGATCAAAGAATCTGGCTTAGTATAATACTTGTTTGTATATACACAGTGCTTATGAACTTCACTTTCCGTAATGAATTCCTGAACGCTTTCCAAAACTTTAATAGTCAGATCACCATCAATGAATACCAAACCGAGGTAAGGCGACTTATTTTTTAAGTATTCAATACTCTCCTGCTCTGCAATCGCTTTACGTTTCTCAGCCTGTTGTATTGCTCTGGCTGCATCCTCAGCTCGCTGATCTTTTGCTCTTTTTTTTACCAGGCGATTGTGTTCCCGGTGAAAATTGGCTGGGCATACATACTTCGGGTTCCTGAGGTCTTTTCCATAATGACGTAGCAGATCTAGATAGTCCAAATACGATGACGCATCTTTAACGATATATTTGTTCCGCATACAGATCTTTATTGAATCCCAGAATTTGTATACATCATGTTCTCTGCGGCCCTGCCTAACAGATAGCAAATCGAATTGCCCTGCTTTTAGCAACGTTTCCATTTTACTATCCTGAAGAAGGGTTTTCATCATGGAATACAGATTTACATCCTGCACTTTGGCAGACATTCCATTACGTTTGTAAATCGGCAGAAATTCGGACTCAGGCAATATCTTCTCGATGAAAGTGTCGTATTTATTGGAATTATAATAGTTGGAGATGTTGGTCCGGATCTCCAAATCACCATTATATCCTCCTGTATAGTAAGCCATCATCCGAGCTATAATCGTTAGCTTTTCACCAGGCTTAAACCATTGCTGCACTATTTCTTTATTATAATGATCAGCACTTTCTCCTATTTTGTGGTAGGATTTTATTTCGAATATTCTATTCACCTGGAATCCATCAGCAGTATCCGTCAATGCAACTGTAGTGCTCTGCTCATATTTTCTTTTAAGGGTATCCTCAATTTTTAGCTTTTCACCACATTTTGGGCATATACAAGATTTCACTTTCATCTTTCCCAACCAAACATGACCGCAATCAAGGCATGCAGTCTTCTTTGTAGTCCGATAAGCTACATGGTTAAGAGCATTTTTATGGATCCACTCAATCTGTGATTTATATAATGGATGTAATTCTTGGCTCAGGCTGTGCACCTGAACCTGCAGTTTGGTTCTTGGTTGCATATCAATTAGAATAAAGAAGTTTGCTCTACCAGAACTGGTGGAGATTTTTTGGTTACCTTTTTTACTGGCCTCACTACTTCTGGGATTGCGGCCGACTCCGTGAACGCTTCCGCTGTTCTATTAATCACAACTTTACCATTTACTTTTGATCCTACCTTGATATCATCTTCATCATAATAATGGATAGCCATACTATAGATTTCATCATCCGCAAAACCATTACATCCAGAAGCCTTTACTGCGTTTAGGATATACGTGATACAGTCATCTATATTTTTCCCCGGTTTAGCAAATGTTACTGCAAAGAGGGGATCTGCTACTGCAACAGTTTTTAAATGCTCATGAATTACTGTCTTAAAGGAAGGTGATGCTTTCATAATAGTGAGGTTAAGGCGAGGCGATTGACCAGATCAAGGGCTGTTTGCGACCTCGCCTTTGGATTTATAATTGAACTATTAAAAATTTGAGGTTATGCCGAGCATGCTCTCGATGATTCGAACAGTGTCCGGAGCGAAGTCTTTGCCATACATCCATTGCAGGTATCCATGATCATTCTTGGCTTTTACACCGCGTTTGCTGCCGAAGTTGAAGACGATGTCGCCGTCCTTATCAATCGTAAACTTGCCGGAGAGATCCAGTACTGGCTTATCATGGTTGCAATACAATGCAAGGCTATCAATGTCAGAAGGTAGGTCTGTGTACTTTTCCAGTTGCTTTAGGAAAACAGATACGGTGGCGTTGATATCAGCTGCAGCACTATGCGCATTTGCCAGTTCATACTTGCAATAGAATTCGACTGCTGCAGCAAGAGTGCGCGGCTCTTTACGCTTGAATATGTTACCGCAGTCAATGAACCTGATGGTTGAATAATCGAATGCGAGGCCTGCTCTAACAAATTCATTGTAAAGCATAGGGATGTCAAACTGGTTACTATTAAATCCTCCGAAATCACAATGGTTGAGGATGGCCCAGATATTTAGACTCAGGTCAATAAAGGTTGGCTCACCAGCAACCATGTCATTTGTAATGCCATGAATGGCAGTTGCCTCTGGAGGTATTAACATTTGAGGATTGATCAACCAGGAGAAATTCTCAGTAGTGTAATCAGGATAGAGTTTGCAGATAGCTAATTCAACTATTCTGTCGTTTGCTGTGTCTAAGCCCGTTGCCTCTATATCAAAGAAGGTTATGGGGCGGAAAAATTGGAAACTCATGAATTTTGCTTTAATATGGGGTTTTGTTAAAATTGATCTCCAAACCTTTGGAAGCCACATTTACTGTTTTAACAGTTTGTTCCTTTATTTCCCGTTTGAATTGATCAGCATTGCTGTTACTGTCACTTAGGTGGATCAGAAGGATATTGTTGACCTTGCTGAGGTCGTTTGCTTTTAAAAACTCTTTGCAGGTAGCCAGGCTCATATGTGATTTAAGCACCCGATTCCTGAGAAATTCAGGTGTTGCGCCGGCAGCAACTTTTGCATCCAGAATATTCTGGCAATAGTTTGCTTCAATAATCATATTGTGCAGGCCCGGGAAGGTATATTCACAGAAGTATGTATCTGTTAGGAATACAAACTTGCCGGTTTCCGAATGCTCAATCATAAAGCCCAGGCAGGGTACATCATGCTGCAGTGGGAATCCCATGATTTTAAAATTTCCGATGTTAAAGGATGTCTCGGGTCGTATGTATTTTAATCGATGACTTTTGAAACCAAATGTTTCCGCTGTTTCCTTTAGGCAGTGCACATTAATCCCGGCGTTTACAGCTTCCCTTACCCCTTTGCAGTGATCTTGGTGAGAGTGGGATACAATGCATCCCACTACCTTTTTAAGATTGAAATTTAACGATTGCTTGATATCGCCGAATTTGACACCGCACTCAATCAGCAGCGCTTCATCGTCGTTATGGACGATGTAAGCGTTGCCTATGGACCCTGAGCTGACAACTTTAAGTTTCATTAGAAAGGGGCTCTACTTTTTGGTGCAGCAGCTGGTCCGCCAGAGATATCCGGGGTTTGTTGTGCATTATCAAAATTGGAATTAGGTTGTATAGCTGATTTAAGCGGTTCAGGTTCTTTTTTATCAATTACCACCTGGGCTTCTTCAAATACTAACTCTTTTTTATTTGCTTTCTGATCAATGATATTGTGAACATTGGCAGCTTCGGGATCTGTAACCAGCAATGACGAATCGTCTGAGGATCCTGATTCGATTTTCAGGGCCCGACCAATAACTGTCTTCTCACACATCTGATCAGGGAAGTTTTTGTGCGCTGGGGAATTACCTTTAGATCCCCCCTGTGCCCAGGCTTTATGTATTTGTCCAAGTGACATGATCTCACTATCCGAGGTGCCATCATTATAGTTTACGATGGCATACGCTCCAACAATTTCATCAGGATTAACATTGCCCAGCGACTGTTCGTGCTTTACAATCTGTTTTCTTCCGGTAGTGTGATCAATTGAGTAATGAAAGTCATCCTGTTTATAAACTGTGACTGCATTAACCTCTTTAACGTTCGCATTCCTTTTAGCGATCGCAATCTTTCCGATATAGCTTTCTTCAAGTTCCAGTTTGTTGCCATAAACAACAAAGTAACATTGCTTTTTTACTACGCTAAGACCTTGTGTGACCATTTCTAAGAAAGCATTTGCAATACTTTCCATGGTGCATACTTCCAGAGCTGGTTTCTTGTTGAGGTCTACCGTTTGCTGCAAAACTAACCACGCTGATCTTACGGCGTTTTCTGGAATGTAGTTAGGGGGGAGTACTAACTCACCTGCTGACTGAAAGTCACTGACCCTTTTCAATATTGAATCCACAGTACCTTCTGCGAATTTTTTAACAGCCTGTTGCTGCTGTGGTGCTACTTCTGTTGACATATATTTGTTTTTAAATATGAGTAATTGATTAAGCTACCCTGAGCGTCTTGTCGTCTGGTGACACGATCAGGTTAATTATCTGGCTTTTTATCTCAGGAATTAGAGTTACAGATTCGCGGTTATCTAAGAAGATAGGAGCAGAAAGGTTATAGTGCTTGCTCAGGGTATTGATGATATCTATACCCGCCCAGATCTTTCCGGCAGTATTAAGGTCAGAAAATGGAACTCCTTGATACATTGTTTCACAAACTTCAAACTCATCACCGTCAATCTTTTTATCGAACAGTTTGAAGGTGACATCCCTGAACATTCCATTAATACGTCCCTCGGTAGTTTCTATCTTGGCACGATTGAAGTCATCAATAGTAAATTCAACACCCTCCAGGTCAGCAATCTGTTGGGCAAAATTACTTTCGTCGTTCTCAAGATCGGCTAAACGTTTCAAAGCGGCTTCTCTTTGATTTTTAGTGGAAAGCTGTTGTTTTAGAATGTCGATATCCGCATTCAATTCTGTCCTTTTTTGATTAAGGTCACTCAAATCAATCTGGGGGCTTTGAGGAATAGTTGTTTCCAGCAAGAGCAGCTGATCACTTAGCTCTGTGTATTTTTGATTATTTAAAAGAACCTCTGCTAAAGTTTTTACCGGTCCAGAATTATTTATATCAAACTGGGATAGCTCAACCCGTGCGTCGTTGAGCTGGGTATTTAATGCTTGTAATGATCTTTCAAGATTTGCAACAAGATCATTTGTCTCCTGCACTTCTCCTTTATGCCCGGCAGCTAAAGCCTCAATTTTGTGTAGGGAGGTTTCTTTACTTCTGTTGAAATTTGATTGTAACTCAATTTTTTTTGATTCAATATCAGCCTGCTCTAACTCTCTTTTACAGGTAGGACATGCGAATTCCCCATCATCATACTTAAGCTCAGATTCGTTTTGCTCAACCCACCTATCACGTAGAGTATTTGTTATTATAGAAAGTTCATCAACTTTCTTCTTGGAGGAAGCTATTAATAAGCTTTTGCTTTTAGTATCCCTTTCAAGGGAATCAATATTGTTTTGTAATTCTACACGCTTATTCCTAACATTATTTTCCTTTGTCTGAATATCAGATTTGACATCAAAGGTCAGCTGATTAATGCTGGATTTCAGGCCATGTATCTCCGATTGAATACTTTGTATCTTTTTGTAATCAGCATCATAAGCTGCGTTACGATCATTCATTGCCCCCTCAACAGTATCAATTTCAGCCTTTTTTATCACGATCTCAGATTCAATAGCCACATAATCCACTATTTCGGGCATAGCCCTTTGCAGCTCATCAATACGGGTAGGAATAGCCTGCAAGTCGTCTTTCAATTTCTTCTTTTTAGCAGAAACCTCACGTTTATATTCCACAAGACTTTTGTTGCTCAGAGAAGCCATTAAGGCCATAAACTCTGGACGACTCCCAGCGATATCCGTATCAGAGACATTGCCCGCCAATTCAAACAGGATATTCCTGCGTTCAGTCCATTTCAATGTGTTAAAATGGTTTGGGTTTGTCAGCAGTTTCAAGGCTCCTTCAGCTATAATTGAATCAATTTTGGCTTGGTACTCCTTTGCTTGCATAGGCACGTCATGGCAATAGAATAAGTTTTCATTGCCAGTATAAACCTGATCCTTCTGGCCCTTAGGTTTGGTCCACTTCTCACGGAATACTCTTTTGAATACATCCTGGTTGCTGCCAGTAGTAACAAAAACTGATACCTCGTGATCACCACGATTCAAGGACGTGTCGGCAGTGTTTTTAATATTAAAGTCTTTTCGGTCCTGACTATCCTTTCCGTACAAAACCCAGTACCAAGCATCAGCAATTGTTGTTTTGAAACCGCCGTTTTGCGCGTAGATGTTTGTGACTTTGCTGAAGTTGATCGTAAGATCCTTGACTCCTTTAAAATTGTGAATGATCATTTTATCGATGAACATCGTTTTTGAATTTTCCATTTTGCTTTAAAATATTAGGGGTGAGAACTATTTATTTAAAATCGCCTCTGAGGCGATCCGCATAGCTTTGCATTCCGCCTGCATCGCCAGTATCTTATTGTACACTTGCGTGGCAAGCGTGAGCAATTCCTGTTTATCCTTTTTTGACATTGAGAAATAATCTATAGTAAGCGGCCATTTTTTCTGAGAGCACAGGTTCGTTGTGCAATTGTTCTTTGATGTAGTTTGTCCAGTTATTAAACCCTTCCGTGGATTTATCGTAACTATATGGGACGAATGTTTTAGAGATCGCCAGCACTTTTGGCTGGTTACCTGCTGTTTGGTTTGATGACTGATTAATCATAACTTTGCGTTGCTTTAAAATGTTAAGGGGTAACTCTTGACTATTTGCCCCGGGTTGCTGCCCAGGGCATTTTTATTTTCTTCTTTTTGATTTGTAGTAATCCTCTTCGATGAAGGCATCCAGGTCTTTCCTCTTGAAAATAAGCTTTCCACCTTTTGTGCTGCAGCCTATGTCGAACTTATGATCTGTTATCCAATCCCTGCTAAATCCTGTGATATCCATTACTTCTTGAGCAGTCAGGTATGGCCTTTTGGACTGTTTTAATTCATCTGCCATGCCCTCAACTCTGTCACTTAATTTTTCTATCTTAGAAATGAGAAGCAGGACTGCTTCTGTTTCGATGATCGATACTCCAGTTATCATTTTTTGATCTTAAAATAATTTCTGCACATATATTCATCGACATCTTCTTTCTTGAACCTAAGGCACCCACCGACAGTGGTAAATCCTATATCCTGCTTATTAGCGGTAACCCATGACTTGCCAAATCCAGTTATTTCCATTACGTCCTCTGTAGTCAAGTAAGGCTTATATGCACCTTTTAATTCCGACATGGTAGAGTTTACCATCTCAGCGAGAATGGCGACTGATCCAACCAAATCTTTTAAGGTCTTTGTTTCTACAAGTGATATTCCTTCCATTATTTATTCCTCCAAACTTTTAAGTATTCAAAATCCCTTTTCAGCTTCACGTTGCCGAGAACCTCTTTAATCGTCTCGTATTCCCTATCAGGGAACTCTATGCGGATATCTTTGCTAATCAATGGCGCTACCTTCATTCGGTCTGCATACCAGAAATAAATAGGCTTCTTTATCTCATCCAATTTCCTTAGTGGCCCTATCCAAGTGAATTTCTCCTTTGGAGCCTCAATCACGTTCACTACCATATCCATTTTATTATTCCTTTCTTCGTTGCGAAATACACATATTCGGCCCGGGTGCTCATGCCGGTTTTAGCTTTCATGTTCTGCCAGTGCTTTTTTAAAGTAGAGATTGAGATAAATAGGTCGTCAGCGATCCTCTTATTGGAAAGCATTGCCTTTTTAAGGATGTTAACTTCCATTTTCGTAAGCGAACCATTCTTTACCTTGATACTGCAGCATAGTTTTCCTTCCGCTTTACAAGCCCCTCTGAAACCACAATCGAAATATTCTGATTCACCCATATTACCATTCACATCGATATCTGGATTAGGGTCTAATCCTCCGTACTTGCAAAAGGCATAGTGCTTCAGGTAATCTTCTTTTGTAATACCTTTCATTTGGCTAAGGGAACGCATGGCAATCGGGTTCTTAGCAAGATCCTGCTCAAGCTTTAATTTTATCCATTCTGGGAATTCAGAGAACGAATTGTAGACGATTCCCATATTAATGCACCTGACGTCAATTATCCCCTTCTCTGCGAAGAACTCGACGCCGTTATCAATCATGCCGGCGAAATGGTTGTTTTTGTATTGAGCTGTTAACATATAGTCCTTTATAAGTATATGCCTAGTAGGCGTTTTATATTATCTTTGTTGTGTTGTACAATACAAATATGATTAGAAATATTTTCTATTGCAATAGATTATTAGACATTTAATCTAATAAAACCACATCTATCTGATTATTAGATAGATTTATTTTCTATTATGAGTATCAAAAACAGAATTAAAGAATTCATATTATCATTAGGGATTGAGACTAAGGCATTTGAAATAGCTGCCGGACTATCAAATGGCTTCGTAAATAATATTGGGCAGAGCATAAGAGAAAAGTCTATGAATCAAATTCTGTCAGTTTACCCGGAACTCAATAGAAATTGGCTTCTAACTGGGGAGGGCAACATGCTTGTACAAAATTCAAAATCTAACGCAATCGATCTCGGAGAGCTACCGAGCAATTTTGAATTAGATGAGACTCCATTTATAGAATTACCAGGAGGAGATATATTAATGGTATTTCCACTAGTGGAAGAATCTGCCTATGCAGGTTACTTAAATGGTTACGCCGATCCAGAGTTTATAGAGCAGAGACCAAAACATAGTTTGATAGTGCAGAAGTACCATAAGGGATTATATAGAGGATTTGAAATAGTCGGAGATAGTATGGACAATGGTACGATTGAAAGTATTCCCGACAAAAGTAAAGTCACAGGCAGATTTTTAATGCACCACCATTGGGAGAACAAATTACACCTTCATAGGTATAAAGATTTTATAATCGTCCATAAGACAGATGGTATTATTGCAAAGCGTATAATAAAACATAATGTCGAAGAGGGAATAATTTTAATTCACTCTCTCAACCCAGATAAGGAGTCCTATCCAGATAAGGAAATACACTTGAATGATGTAAAAGAATTATATAATATAATTGACGTTTCGATAAGAAGATAAACAAGATGAAATGAAATTACTAACTACATTAATTCTAAGCTGTGCAACCTTAATAGCATCAGCACAAGAATTTAAGCCAGATAACAATACCGTAAGTGCGTTTAAAGACCAGCCAGCTCACCTTCTTGATACTGTAATTACAAGCACTCTTACAAAACAACAGCTTTATAGCAATTCGCTATCCTACATTTCATCTTCGTTTAGAAATAGCAAAAAGAGCATAGAAAGTAAGGATTTAGAACTTGGGGAACTTTCCTTCGTAGGATCGGCTATTGTTTCTGTGCAGGACAGTAGTGAACAAAAGCTTAAAAAGAAAACTGTATATGTTCACACGGATCGCGACTTGACTCTACACTTCAAATGCAGAATATATGTAAAGAACCAGAAAGCCAAAATTGTCTTGTCATCTTTAAAGTATGATTACTATATATCAGATGATCAATCAATAAGGATAGCCCCGACCCGCTCTGATGTCTTCAAGGGTAATGATGTAGCAGCTACATTGGCAATAGATATTATCAAGGACATTGCATCGTCTTTGAATAAGAAGCCTGAAAACGAATTTTAATACAGAAAAAACATGCAAGACTTAAAGGCAATTGGAGCCAGAATAAAATCATTTAGGCAATCACGCAAGATCACTCAAGACAATCTTGCTGAGGAAACCGGCTACAATAAGAAAACCATATCTCTATTGGAGAATGGGCATAGGGCACCCACGCAGAAATTACTTTCATACCTTTCAGAAAAATACAATCTTGACCTGGACTGGGTAGCCTCCGGAAAGGGAGATCAAATCAACGATCGAAAGGCTGATCCGAACTCAGCTGCAAACTTGCACGCGAAAATTGTTGAAATGGAAATTGAATTGAGAGAGGTGAAGAAAATGATGGAGCAAATTTTAGGTAAAATTCAGCAGCTATAAATAGAATCAGTACACCATCTGTACACCGTTCAAAAAAAAATCCTCTAACTCACTAATATTGTATTAGTTTGTTAGAGGATGCGTGGTCCCCGAGATACAGGACACGAACTTTTTTATAGATGATCTGCGTAATGCAGCTGGTTTAGAGGATGATTCTTTTAACCCTCTCCCGCCTGGATTGACCGGTTTATAGCACCAAAAAAATCAAAGCCAGTGGGAAATTCCACTGGCTTTTTTGGCTCTGAGCCGAAAAGAACCAGTTAGCGCTATCAAGGGGCAATAATTACAATAATATATAGTGAGCTGCTCGCCCTGCTCCCTTTCTTTCAATCAGTCTCTTTTCAATCAATCTGTTCAGCATTCTTTTAGTGGTAGCGGTAGACTTCCCCAGCTTCTTGGTGGTCAGTGAAGTTCTGATCCCCTGGTGTTGCTCAATGATATGAATGAGAAGTTTTTCAGTGAAGGTCAATTCTTGTCCAATTCCACCAACATCTATCTTTTGCAGGAAGTTTAATTGTCCGTCCCTTAGAACTGACAGAAAATAAAACATCCATTCATTTATGTCCAAGTTGTCGAGGGGAAGCCATTTGATGTACCTTGCCCAAACGTATCCCGATTTGATCAGTGTCAGCACTGCCGCCCTTACCCCGATCTCATGATCGGTTTGCAGGATAGGGGCAATGAGTTGTACATAATAGCCAAATAGGACGCACCTAAATAGCGGATGGATTTCCATTTCTGTCTCATACCAAAATATCAAATCTTTAAGATCGGCCAGGGCATCAGCAGTTACCGATTCACTACTTCCCTCAAGTCCCGCTAAAAATAGATCCTCAACGTTACTGCCAAGCCAGGAATTTTGGTCAACTGCCGCTATGGCCAATTCCTCCAGCACATTTTTTTCCCTCTGGCGGATCGATGGCCATGTGGCATCGAACCTTTCGATACCGCTCATCAGATTAATCAAAAGCCAGTTAAGCCGAAGCAGATTGACATGGGTCTGTATTTCAATTTCAAGTTTCATAAGCATCATATATGAATATGCACATCTCTGAAAAACCGTTTTCCAAAGATGGGTGTGGATGGGGAGACAAATCGGGTTCTAGACCTATTCTCCCCAATAAAACAATAAATTCGATTGTAAAAAAGGCTATAACAGCCCTTCATCTCCAAATGAATAGTAGCTGTATCTGCTCAATATCAAATGATCAAATACCTGTAAGTCTAGTAGCTTACCAGCCTCAACCAGTCTTTGTGTGATTTTCAAGTCCTGTTCACTTGGTACCAAGTTTGAACTCGGATGGTTATGGGCTAGAATGATGGATGATCCCGCAAATTTTAGGGCAATTGAAAATATCAGTTTTGGATCGACATAAGTTCCAGCAAATCCTCCGTTTGATATTTCTGTCATCCCTATCACGTTATTGGCTCTGTTCAGTATCAGTATACAGAACTGTTCGGTCATTTCAATCTTTCCCAGATCCCAGTTATTAAAAAGTATATCATAAGCCTGTTTTGATGTCGTTATTTTTGGCCTTTCCGAGGCCCTGAACTTTGGCTGATAACTTACTTTGATTTCCGATACGGTGAACAGTGAATTTTGGCTTTGCGCTTTCATAATCCTAATTTTTTAAATTGAAAATTTGATTAATTATGCGCGGCAACAGGCAGGGGCTGAGCAAGCAAAAAATGCAGCGGAATAAATGGAAAAGCGGGCAAAGGCCATGTGAGCGTTTATGCCGAACAATTTTTGCGCCCCGAAAGCCCCCTGCCTAACTTAGTGTAGAATTAATAGAAGAATCTCCTCCCTTGTACAGCTTTTGATCATTGCTGCCCCTAAATTATCAGAAGATGATCTTTATCAGTCCCATCAGGATCAGCAGCGTTCCCACTATATTGAAAAGCTTTTCCATCAGTGGCACCAGCTGCGAGGCGATATAACTTGAAAATACCTGAACCCCAGTAAAATTCCTTCGCGAGAATCTGCGCCTGCCGACAATGAACCTTACCGCTAGCCCAGCAAAAACGAGCAAAAGCCCATCGGTATCTAGATTTGAAAACATCATAATTTTTTGGAAATGGGGGATTGCTCCCCCGTGAAAGATCAGTTTGTTGGGTTCAGTTGTAAATGAGATCGAAAAGCTCCCCATCACTCATAAGCAGCTCCAACGGTGTTGCATAATAGCAGATCCGCTCGTCCAAAAGGGTGGCTTCTGGTCTGCCGTTACCGTTCATGTCCAGCCCCATCGCCACGCTCAATGCCGCGGGGGCAATGACCAGCTGAAAACCTTCCTCGTTCAGATCCGGAATCAACCGGCAATTGAAGCCTTTGCCAAGAAATTCAATGTTTTCCCAGGTAAACCCGTTATCGTCCTGGGTTTCTGGCACGACCATACTGATATAATCGTCGATTACCTCCCAAGTGATGCCCACATTACAATCGTGCTTTTCCTTCAGCAGCTCCAGAACCTCTAGCGTTTCGCCTTCCATTAAGATATATCCGTTCTGTTTCGCCCTATCCTCTATATCTTCCAGCCCCCAAACAATTGAGATCGTATCTTTCTCACTGCGCAGGTGACCCATGATCGCACGTTTGTAAACGTATTTAGTGGACTGGTCAAAGGCAGCGACCGCAAGATCATGATCACTGCCAAACTCGCTTCTGAACATTTCCGCAACATCGCCATTGAGTTCTTGGCTTGCAATCTTGCAAAGGTCATTGTTGCGCATGATCTCGTTGCATGAATTGTAATTGGGATAATATTTTTCTACAAAATCCCAAACGCCATCGGCATTTCTGGGATCGGGGGCAAAGATCGCATTTTCCTGCTCGATCTTATCAATCGCATATTTGTGCAATGAAAACGATCTGGTACTGGTGGCGTCCGTCATCATATCTCCGATAAATTTCTTGATATCGGTCGTTGACCGTTCTGTATCCCCCCTAACGTTAGGGTGAGATTTACTTTTATTTCCTGTGTCATCATGTTGTGCTATTTTAAAAGCGCTGCCCAGACAGGCAGCGCTTTGTGATTATCTAATCTTCTGTTTTTTCAATAAGGCTTTCGGCGATATTTTTTGCCGCATGGTAGGCGGTATTTGAAATATGCCTTTGCCAAGCCACCTCCGAACGGCACCAGCGGAAACCATTCTGTTTTAACAGATTGATCACCTCCGCCGCTGGCTTGCCATCGAAAAACACCTGCAAACGGTTTGCCTCCCTGTTCTCAAAAATGCGCACGCTGCCAATGACCCTATCAACTGCGGTACTTACTTCGCGGCGCTTCAGTACCACGATGCGCTGCTCGATCCTTCTCATGTTCGCATTATTGTTAGTCAGACTGAACGAAGCAAAACCCTGACCGCACCAGCTTCGAACGATCAGCTTTTCCCACATTTCGGGGGTTGCCATATCCAGTTTCAAAAACCCTTCACGGTCGCCCTTTTTGATCAGCCTGTTTGCCGATTTCATAAACTCCTGTTTGGCTTTCATCCCCGCAAGTTTCCGCTCCAGCTTCGCCAAAGCATCGGGGTCGTCCGAAAATATCGAATCGTTGCTTTTGATGCTTTCTGCCTTATCCGCATAATAATCCACTTTTTTGTCCGCCTCAATAGATCGGCGCATCGTATTATCGATCTTCGCCCTATAATTTCGGTCACTCTTTTCAGAATGGTGACCAACAAGAATAGGTTGCCCCATCGGTATGACACTCGCCATTTCCGTGCTCCTTAAATAAAGTTTCTCTGATTCCGCTTCATTCCTTAAAGCCATTTTTTCCGCATGCTCAATGCGGTTCTCCCTGCGCTGATGAAAGTTATGTTTCATAATAAATAATGCATTAAAAGGCTGCACCACACCATTAAAAAGGTTGAAAAATCTGTTAAATCTTTCCTCGCTGTCCCATCCTCAACAAAGCTTTTTTTCAAAGAAAAAAGGACAAAAAAGAAAGCAACAGAAGCATGGTTGACCATACCGGAGCGGTATAAGTCCCGAAGGGTGGCGGCAGCCATTATGCCCGCGCAGGTGCAGGCAAGCATATTGCTTCGCTTTCCTTTTTTGCCCTTTTTCTTAAAAGCTCATTCTCCCTAACCCGTTATTTTAGTGGCCTGGATAAAAAACAGGGCATACGCCGATCCAATTGCCCCTAGGAAGGGCATCGACCAATGAAATACAGAAAAAAGTAAGCTAAACCCGATTGCAAAGCGAGACTACAGGAAAATAGCAGCAGAACAGCACCTTTCCAAAAAAAGGAAATACTACACCGCAGAAAAAAACGCACCACTGGACACCCTGACCTTCTTGACCGGACCTACATTCAGGATCGGGTACATCCGTTTGCCCAGCTCCATCGCCGCCATGATCGAACAGGGTTTTGCCACGCCCATACCGTCAAAGGCGCACAGTGATTTCAGGTCAAGTTCCTGCAACTTCAAAAGATTACCACCTACCTTTTCCAAGATCCTTCCAGCTAGATCAACCGCCTTCTCGTTTGGCGTACCCGAACCGATCAGCATCGCCAAAAGCTCCGCATCAGCCATCAAAGGAGCGCCCATCTCCAGCATCTTTTCGCGCGGACGAAGCTCGGGCTCCCAGAACTTGACGCCATTGACCTTCAACTCCTGCTTTTTATGGTACATATCCTGTACCGTCTCACAGGACTCGTTCCGATAGGCCACACTTAAACTGGACAGCGTATGTGAGTCTAGCCCAGACAATAAATCTGTAGATTTGACAAAGTGGATTATAAACACCAAATTAGCTCTGAATTAACGTATTACTATGTCACTAAATACAGCTCCGAACTCAAACACCCACACGATTAAGTTTTATTTACATACACTAAACTTCACTCCGTTTGCCGGGATTCAGGATAATTCTAATGACATTTTGATCAAACTGATCACCTTCCTGAACAAGGAACGCTTGGATAACAAAGCTTACCTTGTAGACAAAAACAAAAACCGTCAGGACAATGACAAACGAGAGCTTTTTATGAACGTTACCTACAGGATCCCCAAGACAAAAAAGATCCGATGTTCAATCGCATTGCTCAGAGCTGGAAAAAACCTGATGGTTAAACCATTGGACACCTACGAACTGGTACCTTTTAACAAAGCATCTGGATCTATAGCGGAGGTGACAAATTTTTTTATAGACTATAGCCGCAGCCCTGCGGTGATGTGCGTAGAATACAACCATAACGGGCCTAGGCTTTCAGATATAGAATATTATTTCCGAAACCTTGCCCATGACGTACTTAGACTAGCAAAGGCTACAACAACCACAACCTTTATGGATGTGCCAATTGATAAGACGATTGCGGAACTTCATAACGTACTTAATTTTGAGATTAAGCTAAAACCACAGAACATCACCCAAATGGATGATGATATCAAGGGCTACATCACTGAATTTGCCAATCTGGGACAAAAACTGAAGCCAAACTTTATCAGGATTGAAGCCATGTTCCAAACTCCTGGTTCAAAAGTTAAAAGTACTGAACTGAACAAAGGCGCCATCACAATGATGACCGCTTTGCTAGATAAGTTCCGAAAGAAGCCTTACCACATTGACCATTTTGAAGAATTTGAGTTGAAATACATTAACAAGGAAGGTGAAGATGCTACTTTCAATTTGATGAAGGGCAAAAAAGAGATATCCGTGGAAATCGAGCCAGATGCCCACCTTACTTCTAAGGAGTGGTTTGAAAAAATTGAAAGTGACTTTGATGAGTTTATGAAAAGATTTGAATCATGATAGACTTTTATTTCAGGCGACCCTTGTTGTACGACTATCTTTTCTGTTGTATGGTAGCTTGTATACTTTACATACTGCATACACGCAATCTAATTATCCTGCCTAAAGCGGAAATGAGTGTCTCCACCACAACGGATTTAGCAACGATTGCGCTGACTTTAGCGGGATTTGTGCTTACATTACTTACCGTCCTAATCACTTTTAAAACAGGAGCCAGGATTCCTAATAGCGGAGGAAATGAAGACGTACCATTATTTGACCTCTTTTTTTCGACCGGGTTATATTATCGGACGACTACATTGCTGAAAGGGTGTATAAAGTCACTGATATTTGTTGCGATACTTGGGTTTACACTAAAGCTATTCCTAACTGGTGGAGTTACAAAATATCTGTTTTTCGCAAATGTTATTGGATTGATCATTATCGCAACTACCCTTTGGAGAAGCCTATTGATACTGACTAATATTATAAAGCTACAGAAGCAGGGCTAGCCATTTTAAATTAATAATCCCTAAAAAACTATTCATTCTTTCTTCAGAAATAGGATTTTCTTGAAAAAACAAAATAGCAATATTGGATTTCGGAATAGAAATAAGCATCTGTAGACTTCAAAAACAGTAGGCTCTACGTTAAAATTTCAGCACATATAAAGTGTCAAATTCCTGATACTCCTGATTTAGAATATCCAGTCTTTTTTTAGCTAACTCAAATGTCGGCCGAACAAGGCTGGGATCCCCTCCGTTGTGGACCCCAAGGTCATCCGATACCAGAAAATTTCCCTTAGTAATATAAAAATAAGGATTCATATTCTTTCTAACGGCTTTCACAAACTCATTCACCCTAACGGTATACATGCAAAGAAAAGCAAACCCTCTTCGGCCCCATAAATTATGTCTGGCTACATAATAATCATAATTTAGGTTAGGAAATATTTTTTTGTAAGATGTGTCCGCGGCAAAAAAGTCACTCCCTCCTTCCCTTATGGCAGAAAATTCCAAAAAACACTCAACAAAAGCAATATAGGAATTGATCAAATTTGTAATTGCGTTCTCTATTTCCAGGTTCTTCCCAGGTAGGTCAATTTCCAGTGACTTATGTTGCATCCTGTCAAAGGTATCAATGTAATATCCATGGAGTATGTTTCGTGAGGCATTAGCGATAAAGAGTTCCCATTCGTCAAGTTTGAGATTAGTGGAGAGAAAATCAATCAAAGATGTGTAAAGTATATCTGTGGCGGTTAGTTTTTTCGCGGAAAGTGATTCCTGAACCCACTGTTCGTGCTTGGTCTTAATGCGGTGGAGGATTTCGATTGGATATTTTTTTTCATCCCCATCAATCTGGGTGTGGTGGTTAGCACACAAAAGAATCAGGTTATGGTATTCTGCACGATCCTTAGCAGTCATTGGGCTTATCCCCCTTGTCGCCTTCGTTTTCTCACCTACAATATGGCACATTTCACCGTATGTTAACATGCCTTCCTCAATTTTTTCGAGGGTAAGTTCCAGTCTGCACTCTTCTAATGAACATCTTCCTGCGGCACGTGCCCAAAGTATTTTGGCATTTTTCTGGGAGATAACGAAAATTTTCTCCTCAGTTTCTTCCATTAATTCTTTCTCTACCTTCTTTGTCATTCGCGGCTCATTTAATAAAATTGATTGGGCATTTGGAGTGGATCAAATGTTTCTTAAACCTAATATGTAGTCAAACTTCGAATGATTTTCGTCACTTTCTACATAATGAAAAAAAGCCGGGTTCAGCTTTTCACTCTTTAACACCAGTTTTAGATATAGGTCAAGGTTCTTTCCCTGAACTGGGGTAAATTTACCAAATTCCTCCTTAATCATATCCTTACTGTTCAGATTTATAAACTTACTCATTTTTCCAACAAACCCTACAATCACATCACATGCCTGCACTAAAATATCATTCTTAGAGTCGAGAAAGGAATAATTGTTCAACACCTTATCTTCGACAATAAATCTTAGCTTAGCCATATCTGCCTTGATTTCCTCCTCATTGTCAAACAAGTGACCTGAAGTCGAAAACAAATAAACTGGACGATGATAGAAACTTGTTAGCGCTGCAATAAGAACGTGGCTTGTGTCATCCATGATGAACGGAAGCCTGCCTGCTGAAGAAGCATTGATAAGTTCTTTTTTAAGGATAAGCAAGGGCATTCCAAATTCTCTATCGGATTCATAAGGCTGAAAGATCGCCAGCAGCTCTGCCACAAAATTCACAAGTTCTTCTTTTTGTAGATTGGGATATTTATACTTGTAAAACAAGGCTGTGATTTTATCTATCTCTTTCCGCGAGATTTCATAAAGTGCATTCTTTAAAAACCTGTTTAGACCCATATCATATTGAAGACTGCCATTTTCACTAAATGAAGAATCGACAATATCTACCAGCGAATAATAGAGAATATTAAGTGAGGAAAAATGCAGATAAAGATCGGTTTTGAGGATGTTCTCCAGAAATGTCGTAAGTTTTCTGGATTTGAGCACATCAAGAAATCCTCCGTTTGCTATATGCGCAAATTTTACCTCTTTTATGTTCGCTTGAAGTCTAACATTATCAAAAATACGGGCTGTATCAGGCCTGGAGCCCTTATATGCAAAACCACCTAGAACAAAATTAGAGTTGAAATCATTATTAAAGTTTCCCTCAATCATTTGGAACTTGCGGATATTGTTGGTTTCATCGTAAACAAAGGTGAAACCAGTATTAAAATCCGCATGTGGAAAAAGCTGCCTTGTAAACCTGGCAGCGGTAGTCATATCAATATCTTGCATTTTTAGGTTTTTTAATGGGATAAAACAAGAAATACTCGTAAAATACTCACTAAGTTACATTATTTTCATTTTAAGGACTTTCCCGAAATGGTTCAATTAAAAGATCCAAATATCAACATCAAACTTTAATTCTATGGTGCAAACACTTTTGGACTAAAACGACCTTCTAATTTTTATAGGATAGTAAACGGATCAGATGTTCCTCAAAAGAATCATCAATTATTGCTGGATTGCTTTTCAGTGCCCTTTTGATAGCATTTTCCACTCCTAATTCAGCAAATAAAATTAATAACAGCTGTGCCCTTCGCGGTGCTGCAGACCATTTCTTGGTTATTTTTCCGTCAAGATTTGCCAATATTATACCCTTGCATACACTTAGGCATTCTAGTGGAGTCAAAAGCCTAACCGTTCTCATTTCAATTTCTACCGAAAACTCTGGGTCTCTAAGCAGTTTTTCAGGAAGATATTTGCCTAGATTAGAAATACCCAGATTGTACCTGGACGCATTTGATATATTACCATCAGTGAGATATCGATAGAAAGCGGATTGTCCTACAGCAAAGCTATCATTATCCAATTTGAATACTGTGATATTGGCACCATCGGCCGTTAAGTTTCCCCTTAAAATGTGTTTCACAGTTATCATTTTTCCTTTCTCTCAAATGAACCAGTTGCCAGTGTTATTTTTTTTAACATCCCCCACACGGTCTTCTGGTTCATGCCCAGTTGGCTTGCCATTTCAGAGCTGTTCATTTCTGGATACTGCCAATTGAGCCAAATCACCTGGAACCATTTGACAAGGTCTATCTTGCTTTTCGAAAAAATCGTCCCGGTTAGTGCAGAAAAGCTACGCCCCGTGTCCATGCAGACATAAGTATCGTAAAACCCGATGTGTTTCACATTTTTCGATCCGGTATATGGAGAAAGCAACCCGTTTTTCCAACGAAGGGACTCAATGTATTGTTGGCACTCATAACTATCACGGAAATGTTTTTCTATCTCCGCCGGGCTCTTGAAACTTTTAATCACGGGAACAATATCTACTAAATTTTCATAAAATACAAATGATCTAGTCGATGTCGTTACCCTGTCCTTTGGCTGTCGTTTATCGATAGCGATCATTGTCCAATATTTATCAACACAAAAATTCACTAATGAAAACAGAGAAAATAATTGCGGCCTGGACAAGCATTGTCCTTATGTTTATTGGCGGTCTTCCACAGATCAGCCATCAGGGAACTAAGATTGGGATCATCTGCGCGATGGCATTATTTACGATATTCCTATTTGGCTGGTCGATCCTCAAAAGAAAGAATTCTGATGATAACACCGGATCTGAATAATAAGCACAACCGGGACTGAACACAGATTTCGAAATAGGTTATATTTGAACAATTAGATTATGAAAGTACAAAAGGATGTCATTCCAGATTTCAGAAATGGCGTTAGCCACGACCCCCACCTTGTAATCCTGGGTGCAGGTGCCAGCTGCGCTGCATTTCCAAAGGGCGATAAAAACGGACGAAAACTTCCTGTGATGCGGAGCCTTGCAAAAGTTCTTGGCCTGACTGAAATGCTCAGTCCAAAATATAGCCATCTGTTGGAAGATTTTGAACTTTTGTACAGCACGTTATATCATAATGACGAAGACTCCAAATTGCGCAAAGCGGTGGATGATGCAGTGCATGGTTATTTTCTTGACCTTAAAGTTTCAGAAAAGCCCAACCTTTATGACTACCTGATCATGTCCCTACGCGAAAAGGATATTATTGCAACATTCAACTGGGATCCGTTGCTGTTACAAAGTTATCTCAGGCACCGCCAGTTTAATTCACATGTTCCACAGCTATTGTTCCTGCACGGAAACGTTGCAGTAGGAATCTGCAAAAAGTGCAATATTTCTGGGAACTACTACAACAAGACCTGCCATCGATGTAACCGTCCCTTTGGTAAAATGCCACTGCTTTATCCGGTCGGACAGAAAAACTATTCTGCCAATGCATCCATCCGAAGGGAGTGGACTGAACTAAAAAGTGCTTTCCAACGTGCTTATTACATAACCATATTTGGTTATAGTGCCCCTGTGACCGATATTGATGCTAGGAAGGTAATGCTGGATTCACTTCAAGCAAACCGGTCGAGGGTATTCTCTGAGCTGGAGATCATCGATATCAGTCCGGAGAATACGGTAGAAGAGAATTGGAGTGATTTTATTTATAGCCACCATTATAACATCATAGATAATTTCAGGGATTCGTATCTATGGTGGCACCCGCGCAGGAGCTGCGAGGCGCTGGCTTCTGAAACGTTGATGAACGACCCACTGCCACACAATCCTTTTACAGAATTTAAGACCGTGGAAGAAATGCACCGATGGATAGAACCGCTCATAGAGCAGGAGTTATACCACAAAGCCATGCAAAAAGGATTTGTCTGA